GCGAACATAGGGAGCGATCTGCGCAGAAACCGTAATCGGCAGCAAGAACAGAAAAAGGGGCACGTTGAGCAAACGCTTAGGACGCCTTGAGCCGATTTGGCTGAAGAGCGCACGAAAGATCTTGAGCATCTTAGTTACTCCAGCAGAAATATTCCCGGTACTGGTCGAATTGGTCAGAGTGAACACGTAGGACCCAGGCCCTGACCCCGTGCGCGTATAGGGTGAAAGCGGCATTGCTTACGGAGTGCCCCATTTAGTGGAGCAATAGGTGTGAATGTTGGCCAAAAGCGTTGTTAATGCGCCGCCGGTTGGAATCGAACCGGCATAAACCTGGGCCTCCCCAATGTCGGATTCAAAAACTTGGCCGTCCCCCCAGCAATCACTCGCCAGAACGAAAGTGCACCCAGCCGTGAGGCTGATTGAATTTGTCCCATTACCGGCGGCAGACCCGTCAATATAATATGCATATGTGGAGGATGTAACAACCAGGACATATGTATGCCAGGTTCCCTCAGACATTGTTGTTGTGCTTGAAGGGCCTCCGACCTCCGCGCTCTTATTGTAATATACCGCCCCAACCCCTCCCGATATGTTAATGCCAAACGATAGACCGCCTTGATTGCTGGAGCCCAACAGGCCCCCGTTAACGGTAGGAATTTCAGTGACGCCGACAAGGATATAGGGGAAGGTGCTGGCCGAATATCCGCCGGTGTTCGGAGCGAAGCTTGTTGAGCCGGTCCCGACAAAAACATTCTGGCTATTCTGCACGTTCGTCGAATAGGTCAGCGGGGCTACATTTACGGAATTCGTAAGCGAATAGGAATGCCCCGGAGCGTTGTCATATATTGGGGTTGTACCGGAAATGCCGACATTCGCCCCATTCGTGAAATTCCCGGAGTAGGTCCCTCCGCCCGCCGTTGTGGCCGTGCTGGCGTCGTACCAGGAAACGAGGGACGCCTCGCTTGCCGGAGTCCATCCGCCGCCCGGAATAGTAAAACCGTTAATCGCCGATACCTGAAAGCCGTTGATGTAGCTGGTGGTATTTACCGTAAATCCGTTGAGCTTGCTGACCTGCGCAGAAGACGACAGGGCAAGCCCAAGGGCCGCTATCAATGCCAAGATTTGTTTCACGTCAGGAGTGGGTCACGTACTCGTTCGTGAAGTTGAAAAGCACGGTCGTGGCCGATAGGGCGGTCCCAACCTGCTGGATGATGTTGCCCGACCCGCTTGGCGCCGTCTGAGTCAGGCCCCCGGCGGTCGACAGATAGATTATGCCCCCGACCGTCCAGGACCAGCCCGATTTGGTCAGCACTCCGTTGGTCAGCACCACCGCCGGCGTGCTCGCTCCCCCGGCGTTCGAGACGACAACCCCGCGGGCGACCGTGGGCGTCGTGCAGTCGGCGGCCACCCAGTTGCCGGAACTGTTGTATGTCACGGCCTCGCCAAGCGAAAGCGAGGACCCACCGGCATTCAGGTACGTGACCTTTATCCCCTGGCCTACGCCGCTTGCTGGCGCGGCACTGATGGTTACCACGCTCTGGGCAAACGCATCGGTCGCAACATCCGTGCTGGTATCGCCTATCGCCTGGGTCGCGGCCGTCACGCCGTTGCCCAGCGCCGCGGTGCCGTGCGTGGTCGGCCCAAACGTGACACTGGGCGTGCTTCCGTTCGTCGCCACCAAGAAATTCTCGTAGGCCGTTCCAGTCGTGTAGTAGTAGCCCATGTCCCAAGTGTGGGCGTTGGTCGTATCTCCCGTGATGGCCTGTCCGTTCGCGACCACGAAGCCGCTGTTGAAGGTAGAGGTACCAGTAACCGTGAACGAGCCCACCGTCAGCGCCACGATCCCCGTCAGCGTGCCAGCACCGTCCGTCGTGATGGCCGAGTCGATGTAGGAATCGGCACCTCCGTTGCCCATCATTATGTGATACGGGGTCAAGGCGCCGGCCGTGTGCGTGACCGTGCCGGAGCCACCAGCCGCCCACTTGACTCCATAGGTCTGCGATGAATCGGCCGTAACCACGTAGCCGTCTGCCCCTACGCCCAGCTTGTTCAGAGTATTCGTTCCTCCAACAAGGATATCGCCCTTAGTGTAAGTCGATTGCCCTGTGCCACCATAACCAGCGGCCACCGCCGTTCCCTGCCAGACGCCAGTCCCAATCGTTCCGACCGTGACAATCGAAGAATCCCCGGCCACCGGAGCATATCCAGGAATGGTCAGGCCGCTTGGAAGGGTCGTCGATTCACTCGCAACGCCGCTGCTATTTGTCACGACCACGGCGCTGTTCACCGGGCCTATGCCACCGAATGACCCCGAGGAATTGATCTGGACTGAGTTATAGCTACCGCCCGGAGATCCCCCGCCTCCACCTCCGCTCAGGATGAGGCCGCCGCCGGAGTCCACGTGAAGGAAAGCGAAGTTGTTGCTCGGGTCGAGCGCCACCCCGGTTTCACCTCCGGGCGTTATGGCTGCCAGTCCTCGGCCGGAACCGGCCACCAATATCTGCCCAAGGGAGTTCACCTGGAGGAATGCCAGATTGCCGCTCGGGTCCACGGCTATGCCCAGGCTTCCCCCGGGCGTCGGCTGCGCGAAGGCCGGAAGGACTAGCGCCAGGAAAAGAATCGACTGAACCAGTTTTTTCATCGAAGAAGTCCGGTTTTGTTGGGAGATTAGGAAGAGACCGATGGAATGGCAAACAATGTTAATACCCACTGTCCCTGGGTGTTGCTGTAAACGAAATCCGCCGTTGCCGATCGGTTGGTTCCGTTCGTCGTCAGAGACTTGACCACAGGCCCGGAAAGGCTGCCGCTCACCAGGTCTATGACTATGCCGGAGACGGTCGGCAGGAGAAGGAGCAGGCGGATTGTGTTCCCGTTCACGGCCCCGGCCTGAGACAGGATTCCATAGCTAGTTCGGGCCGTTCCCTCAACGGTCACTATCTCCGTGTGAACTTGGGCTCCTGGCGCGACCGTGAAATTCCCGGAGGCGTTTGTCTGCTCGTTCTCGTCCACGGAAAGCGGGGCCTCGACTGGAAGTCCCGGGTTGTAGATGACGATTGGACCGGCCCCGTAGGTCAGGACGTTACCATCAACCGTGATCCCTTGGAACACGCCCCAATAGGACTGCTCCGTGCCGCCTCCGCAGCTCTGGTCCGTGTCCGCCGGAGTCAGCTCGAACGTGGCGTTCTGGTCCGTGCCATTCAGCCAACCCTCTGAGGTTACCACCTGCTCGAACTCGTCCGCCGTCAGGGTAGAAACCACTAAGGCGTTCGGAGAGGAGGAGGACTGCATCAGGGTGAACTGCAGTGACTCTATGTTCGCAAGGTCCACCGGGTTTCCGTTCTGGTCGAAGACCGCGACCTGTATGGCAACGGACTGCGATCTCCAAAAGCGAGGCGCGTTTCCCGTGTTTGCGTCCACCGGGGTTTCGGGAGGCGAAGAGACGGTGCTCAGCGCCACCCGGATTGGAATTTGTTCGTAGGAGCCCATGTTTTTAGAAGAACATCACGCTGAGCATTTGAGGATTGACCAGGCCTTCGGAGGAGCCTCCCGCCAACACCGGACCAGCGTACCAGGCATAGACGGATGCCTGAGCGCCGGTCTTTATGATTGCGCTCGTTCCTACCCCGGCGCAGATCGTGCAGTTGTCTCCATTACCCGGGATGGCTCCGTTGGGAGTTCCTGACGCCCCGGCCAGTCCATAGATCCCGTTCCCGCTTCCGTCCGTAGGCAGTGGATTTTGGAAGTTCACCAAGTAGCTCCCCGTGCCCGTCTTGGTCACGCTGCTCACGTTGAAACTTTGGAACACGTTGCAGGTGGGGCCCGTTGTCCCGTCGAAGACCACGGAGGCCTTGATCAGGTTTGGGCCCTGAAGGGAAGCCGCTAGCGTGATCCAGTTGTTCGTGTCAACAAGAGGATCCGAGTTTATCCCGTTCCCGATGCAGACGTAAATGGTGGCGTTGGCCACGGACGGGTTGGGCCCGCGCCGGCACACGTCCCCGAAATTGTACGTGGTCAGGGAAACCCCGGGAGCGGACACGTTAGAGTCCCACTCCGGGATTCCGCGGGCGGAAAGATAGGAGACCAGCCACGTGACGGTGAGCCTGAACCCGTTCTCATCCTGCCAGAACGGAGACTGCCCGTTCACTAGCGAACCCAGGATTCCAAGGAGCCACTGTGGAGTTTGTATGGCCTGCGGGTCGCCGCTCCAGGACTGAGAGCCGCCGGCAGCCGAACCGAAGGTTTCTATGTTACCCGTCGGAGCGAGGGAGCTTCCGAAGATGTAGGCGGTTTTTCTTGCTAGTCCTGATGGCATTTTGTGTTCCTCGGTTTATCGTATCACGTGAATATGGTGGAGGGCTCGTTGTTCACTATTGGGTTTATCCCCGCGGCGGAGACGCCTATACCCTGACGCTCGATCTTATTGGTGGGGCAACCCTTGTCTATCTGAAGGGCTATCTGGCTTCCGTAAATCGTGTTTTCATCCTCCACGAACGAGCTTGCATTGCCGTTGGTTATCAGAACCACGGGAAGATCGTACCCGCAGTACATCTTGCTCTTCGCCACCCTGATCCCGGTGCATCCGCTCAGGCGTAGCATCGGAGCGCTGTTGTTGCTTCCGGACTGCATCCAGCCTCCGTCGATCTTTATGTCCGATCCATACTCCACGTCTATCCCTCCCTGGTAGAAGTCCCCGGAATATCCGTTGTCGAGCATGTAGTCGTTCACGCTGCATCCGGCCAGGCCGTTCGGGAACTGAGACTGGGTTCCGATCATCTTGAACAGAGAACCCATCCCAACCCCGCGGATCTTCGTGAACATCAGTCCCTGGCAATCGGTGAGACCGTTCCCCGCATTTCCAAGCAGGATCGGAAGGTTCCACTGCGCCAGCGTTATGTTGTCGTACTGCCCGTTCACGCAGGATAGGAACTGCATCGCGTTCCCGGATCCAGGCCCGGAGGTGGGCACCGTCTCGGTCGCAAGATTTCCCGCTCCATAAATGAATAGGTCTTCGAGGGTCAAGTGGCAGCAAACATTGAAGCGCGGCCCTCCGGTCCATCCGGCCCCAAGAGTTACTTGGGCATATTCGCCCTTCAGAAGAACTCCGATGGAAACGCCCTTGACCGAGCACCCGCGGTTGGTCTCCGCGGCCGTTCCATTCGCCGTCCCGTAGTCCAGGTTGATCGGCAGTCCGCAGGCGGCTCCGGCCATTATCCCGAGGTCCCGGATCTCCATTGCGTTCAGGAACGGATAGGGCCCAACGGATAGGCCGAAATCAAACCCGTTCGTTGGATTCTTGAAAAGGAACTCCGTGGCCGTTGCCCCATCTCCAAAGATCGCCCCGCGGCCTCCGGACCAACCCGCCGGAGGAGAGAACGCGGTTTCAGAGATATACTGTCCTGCCGGGAAGTGCAGGGAAGCAGGGCCGGAAGCAAGCTCATTGCAGAAGGCGTCCATGGCCGCAGCCAAGGCGGACGTGTCGTCCGTCTTTCCGTCTCCCTTGGCCGAGAACGATGCTGCTTCCAGATTGGTCACGGGAAATAGGTTGGGGTTGCCGCGTGGGTCGGGGGGTTGCTCGTCCCGGTGAAATACCCGTTTCCGCCTCCGTAAATCACCGTGGAGCTGGTCACACCGCCATTCAAGATGTTGGTCACCGCCGTCTGTCCCCAGGCCATGTTCCCGGAGAACCCAAGGGCGTTCAGGGCCACGCTGTTGGAGCTGCCGTCGATCGTTATGGCGTATTGCGGAACGTACGTGGTGTATGAGACTCCATTCCACCAGGTCGATCCCATTGCGCAGTTCTGGATCTCGCACCCGTCCGAGATTATGCTTGAGTCCGAATAGATGTAGATCCAGGTCGAGTTAGTCGTGCCGATGTTAAGGGCCGTGGATTGCAGACCATGGACCTTCACGCCCGGGGCCTTACTGATCCAGACCCCACCAAGCCCCGTGTACGTGTTGTTGCTCAGGATCTGCCCGCCCGTGAACTCTATACGCCCGGTGTTAAGGGTAGATCCGTTTGTTCCTCCTCCAAGGATCAAGGCCCCAACCTTCCCCCAGTCATAGTAGCATCCGGTGAATTGCTCGCCCACGTCCCCGTTCGATACCCCGGAGCTGTTCTGGGTGCCGTCTATGAAAACTCCAGCCGATAGCGGGTCCGAAGGATACCCTCCGCTCGGTCCCTCGAACATGACGTTTGAAATCTGGGACTGGCTAACGTCTCCCGCTATGACCAAGCATCCGGGGACGGTCTCAACCACGCCAGTTCCAATCGTGCAAGTTCCGGAACTTGGTATTGCGCAGAATGGCGGACCGATTGGCGTTAGCCCGAGGTACGTGTTAGCCGCCACCGTGGTTGCCCTATAAAACCCGTTGTAGGCCGTGGTGGTCATTCCACTCAAGACCACCCACGTTCCAGGGTTTATTCCGGTCGTGTTGGACATGTCCACCGTGATGAAGGAGCCGTTCGACCCTATGCTAGAAACCGTGGAGGAATTATAGCTATACTGCGGGCCTCCGCCCTGTATCTCACAGTTCGCAATCTGCGTGCCTCCGGATGAGGTTCCGACCTGTAGCATCGCCGGCCGTCCGTTGCTCGTGTTGTTGAAGTCGCAGTTCGTGAAGTTTCCAGAGCTGAACTGAACCACGCACCCGCCGGGGCTCAGCGTCTTGCTGTTCACGTTGTTCATCTCCAGGAACCCGGTCGAAGATCCGAAAACCCACGCATCCCCCGTGCAGCGGGTCTGCACGTTGCTTATCGTTATGGACCTGGAGGCCCCGGCTATCGAGATGAGCGGGTAGCCGTAGGCCCGGCTGTTGACCGACTGGAAGTTCAGGTTGGTTATCGAGACGTTCCCGGCCGTAGACTGAAAGATTGGAGCCGTGGTCGATTGAGTCTCGATCAAGGTGGTGCTGTCCGCGTCTCCGGTCAGTGCTATGTCCGCCGTTGTCGCGCTTAACCCGTCCACGCGGTAATAGTCACCGGACCCGGTTCCCGAAGGCGGGAAGTAGAAGACGGACCCTGCCGGAGCCGCGGCGATGATCGAGTTCAGTGAGCTGGACCAATCCGTCGATCCGTCCGGGACTATCCCGTAATCCGCCACGTTGTACACTGGTCCATTCACCCACGCAGGAGCGGCGCTAGAAGACCCGGTGCCCTTCTGGGAAAGATATTGCCGGCGCGTCCCCGTGTTTCCCGGTAGCCTGTACGTGCTCTCGTTCGGGTTGGTTCCCCCAACGTAGAACGTGTCCCCAAGGGTCTCATATGCGTTCGTCGCTCCAAGCACGATGCCGAGATTGGTGTCCGATCCGGAAGCGGATAAAAGGACCTGATTGCCGGAGCTGGCTATCGTGACGTTGCCGCCCGACGCGATGTAGAGGAACCCGGTGCCGTTACCGAGCAACTCCAGCCCTCCGTTCGTCACCCCTGTGGTCAGCCGTGCCTCTCCGCCTCCGAGCGGGCTCATGATGAGTTCCGGGCTTTGGATAGTCAGGTCCCCCGGCATATACCATATCGGGCTTCCGGTCACGTCCGTGATGAATGATCCACCGTCGGTCCACGCAAGCTGGCCGTAAACCGAAACCTGCCCTCCGAAATGGAAGGGCTGAAGGCTGCTCACGTACAGCGTTCCTCCGCTGGCCGTTATCGTCGTGCCTCCGGGTAGCGTCAGCGTCTGCTGGACGTTCAGGTTATTGTAGCTGGCCGTGCCCTGAGCCATGGCGCTCAAGGCCGTAATGCCGGCCACTGCGATCGCGGAGAGGAATTTCAGGATTCTCATGGTAAGGCTTCCCAGTAAACTTTGTGGTTCGTGTCCCCGACCGGGCCGGAGATTTCAAGGGCGAAGCTGGTTGCGTTCCATCCTCCAACCACCCAGGCGTCGTAAAGGACCGCGGCGGAGCTGGGGATCATCTTGGTCAGGCGCAGGGCGGAAGGCTCTACCTCCAGCGGCCCTCCGCTGGCGTTGAAGTTTATCGTGAACAACGTGGCGGTGGCGCTCGGTATGGTGAACGTCCCCCAGGCAAGAGGCCAGCGGAGCGCGGAGAGCGGAAACTGACCGCTGCCAAGAGACGCCGATTGCAGCTCCGCGGAGGCGTCCAGATCCGGCTGGGTCACCGACCGCGGGATTTCAAGAATTGTGGCGTTGGCCATGATTTCAGGCTGTTATTCGCACCGTTGATCCATCCGATAGGTCTCGAATAGTCGAGTTGTCCGAGAGGATGCGAGTGAACGTCGATGCCGTTGTGTTTATGTTGATACCAACGCCCATGGGCCTTGGCAAGAAATTGACTAAAACCGCGTTTGAGATGGGGAGCCCGGCCGGCACGTTGTAGGTCAGGGTCATGTTCAAGTTGTCCGTGCAGGTGATCTGACCGGGGAAGAACTCCTCCAGGAAGGATTGGATGTAGGAGAATGTTCCATCGAAGTGGTTCAGGGCTATTTGAAGCTGTAGAACGAAGAGGAACTGCACGTCCGTGAACGCCGTGGTCGGGAAGTCGATCTCGTTCACGCTGTCGTACACATACCCGTTCAGGGTGGAAGACCCCACGGAGTTGAACCCCTGGAACGGTCCTCCGCCCAACGCGTTGGCGTAGCTGAAAAGGAGAACTGAGGCCGGGATGTTCGAGTTTCGGTTCACCCCGATGTACTTTGCCAGTATGTCTAGCTGGTTCCCCTCCGCCGTTTCTAAGTCAAAGCAGACGGCCAACTGCGAGGCCATGAAATCCGCGAGCGCCTGCTTGACCAGGATGTTCATCGTCGCGGTCGCCTTCGGCAAGCCCCGGAACTGAATCGGCAGGAGCGCCGAGTAGTACTGGATCAGACCGGCCAGCGTGAACGTATCGTAAGTGGGCATCTTAGGCGGTGATGCTTATGTAGCTGCTCCCGGTGAACGCGAATTGATCATTCACCGCGGCCGGGGTTATCAGCGGGTACCAGTTCGTTCCGTTGAGCGAAACGCCCTCCCCGGTCACGTAGCAGTTCGGATACAGCGTCTTTATGAACGCCACTATCGAGCTGGCGTCCGCTGCTTGGTTGATCCCGTAGGAACTTCCGAAGGTGGACAGGATCTGGGAGGCGATGTACGCCAGGTCCACGTTTCCGGTTATGGGAGCAACCTGAGCCTCGAACCAGATCGGAACCTTGGTGGCCAGGTCGAAAAGGATGTCCACCGGAGGCCCGGCGGGCTGAGCTATTGGTATCGAGACCGAACCCTTCATCCCGCACCCCGCATTCCGGTCTATGTTTATCACCTCCGCGATCTCGTTCTCGACCGTTGCCACGTCGGAGGCCCCTATGGTCACCAGGCACCAGATGGAGTGCCCCGGTATTCCGTTCACGTCCGTGGCGTTCGCCTTGTTCTCCAAGACCAGGGCGTTGGTCACGCCGTCTATGTCCAGAAGCGCCGCGTAAAGGCCCTGATACCACCCCTGTGACGGAAGGGCCACAGAGTTCGCGCGCCTGATCCTCAGGGCAACGTCCGTCTCCTCGTTCACCCCCACCGTGGACGGACCGGTCGGGTTGTTCACCGCCGTGACGTTGGGAAGTATGGTGACCGGGACCGTTATCGTGTTCGGAGCTGAAGTCACGGGCCCCAGGTTCACCCCCTGGAAGAGAAGCGTCTGTGTTCCTGGGGAAAGAAATGAGTAGGTGGTGACCAGCACGTACTGGTTCCCCTGACCGTCCTGAACCGTGAACGCGCTCGCCGGAGGGTTCAGGTCCAGGCCGGGAAGCGTCAGCGCCGCGGTGGTCGTGACGGAAACGTATTGCTGCGTGTAAGTCCCTTGCTCCCTGAAGACTCCGTTTATCGCGCAGCGCTGATCCAGGACTGTTCCGGTGGCCTGATCTGGGTCCATCGAGTCGTAGATGTTCTGGAGCTGCTGAAGCGTGTCCAGCTTCGCTTGGGCATAAATGTCCACCATCTCCATGTCCGGGCTGTTCGGGTTCAGGGAGAGACCAGGGCCATAGATCTGGAGCAATCCCGGATAGCCGTCCGCCCCGTTCAGCAGCTCGTTCACTATGTCGCTGAATCCCTGAATGGTTAGCCCACCCGGGCCTATGGAGTTGGTTGACATGTCAGGTTCCTTGGTTGGTCGGGACCGTCACGGCGTCCGTGAAGCTGGTTGAAAAGATTGTGTTTATGTTGTATTCCAACAGAAGGTTCCGGGTCCGCACGTCCTCGTAGGCGTTCAGGGAGTTTATGGAAAGCACCCCATATGGAGAATATCCGGCGACCTCCGTTATGAGCATCTGCCTGGTCTGCAGGATCAGGCCGTTTTGCGCCGCCGGATTCTTGGATCCGCACAGGTTCCAATAGTCTATCCCAAAGTCCATGGCCGCAAACCAATCGTTCAAGAAAAAGAGAAGTCGCGTTTGAACGTCCTGTGCCACGCACGCTTGGCCTGAAACGAAGCTGTTAAGCCCCTGCCCCCAGGACCAATCGCCCTCCGCGTCGATCGCCCTTATGATCATGGTCAGCTGGCTCATGGAAGCGGGGGAATTGTTGGTAAAACTGGTGGGACTATCTTGCAGTTCATCGCGTTGATCTTAGCTGTAATCGCTGAGATCAGCTTGGTGTAGGCTGCCACCAAAGCTATCTCCGCTGCGATGGCTTGGGCATACTGAGCCTCATAGAAGGCGATCTGAGCCGTGATAAAGTTAATGCAGTCCTGAAGGGTCTTAGGTATTGTAACGAGGGGTACTAATGCGGCGATCTGTCTCTCATAGGCGAGCAATTGGGCATTTAGCTCGGCTGCCACCAAGTTGATGAGATCCTGCAGCGTGGAGCAGTCAGGGCACGAGTTGATCTGCTCCGTTATATTGTCGATCCATTCTGTATTTATGGCGGACATTTCAGCGTGCTATGTTGATGATTATCCCATTGACCACGGTGACCGTGGCCCCGTCTGCAGACGTAAACACATCACTGGCACCGGTGGACACATTTAAATTACCATTAACCGTGATGCCCAAGCTCAAGTAGTCGGCGAAGGCGCTCGCGATCGCACTGATTCCGACCAAGGCTATTCCATCAGCCATGCTGTGCATCCTGAGGGTGTTCGGAGGAGCCCCCGTGGTACCGTTTGTTAGCCAAGGGTCTAAATCCCGGTCATTGAACAGAACTAAGCAGGTGTCCCCTTGAGAAACCGGCATCCCAATGAAAGTGGAGCCTCCACGTAAAACGAATACCGGCACATCCTGCAAGATGGGATATGGTATGAGGGATGGGGCTTGAGGAACCGTTCCCTTCACCAAACCCTTATTAAATACCTGCGCTGTATTTACTAGTTGGATGGATGCCGTCTGGGTATCAGCATTGAAGCTCACCACGGTCCCCACCCGCACGCAGTTCAGCCCCGAGTAGGAGTTGTCGCGCTCCTGGTCCAGGATCACCCGGAGGTCCGGATTGACTAGGAAGGACTGGTTGTTCATTGCGGCTGCGAGATCAGAATGTTGCTCAGGGTGGGGCTAGTCACGGAAACCGTGTTCGGGAACCAAAGGAAACTTCCGGTGGTAGTGTTCGGGATCGCGGTTGGCGCGTTTATCGCCCCGCGGTGCTCGAAGGCCACTATCTTGTGGAGTCCGTTCCACTGCGGGTTGAACGTGCTCTCCAAGTCTATGGTCTGGAAGAGATTCAGGCGCGGCTCGAAAACCATGTCTAGCTCCACCATGGCTCCGCTCCTGCGCGGAACGCCGAGCAACCCCGTGTCCGCGGAGACCAACGGGGCGGAGGCCGTTGGAAGGCCCTCGTTTGGATTGAGGCAGAAGAGCTGGCCGTTCGATATGGCCGCGTTCCCGCCGGACTTGTCCAGGATGATCCCCCAGGTGTTCCCGGCCAGAACCTCCGTCCGCATGTTCACCGTGGGGAAGAATCCGACCGTGGGCTTTCCTATTATCCCGGGCATCTGCGCCCCGAACTGAACGATCACCGCGTCCGCCCTGGTCTGCGGGGGAACGGTCGTTGAGACGAACCCGTTGGTCATCGGGAACCCTCCGTCGAAGGCATCTATCACGGTAACAGTGTCCGTGTTGCCCTCCTTCTCCGAGTAGGCCTTCAGGATGGTGCCGTTGAAGATCAGGGGCGTGAAGTTTTGGTAACCGGCCGCGAAGGTGACCGTCCGCAAGACGGTCCAGTCGAACTGATCCTTGTAGAGCTTCCTGCGGTCCTCCTTCCCCAAGCCATAGACCCTGAACTGCGCCGTCTGCGTGGAGGCCATTGCCTTCCTGGTTATCGTGAACTTTATCGTCAGCCCTGCCGGAGGCGTGAAAAGCTGCGTGGCCCCCGTGGAATCCGGGGCGGTCTGAACCGTCAGCGTGCCTTGTGGTAGGAACTTGGGCATGGTTCACGGGAGTCCGGGGAAGTACGTGGATTCGATCGTCGCAACGTCCGACGCGTTCAAGAGGATCATCGTGCAATTACCGTTCACGAAATCCTCCTGGCTCGTCGGGTCCTGGCCGTTCAGGGTTCCGACCGTTAGGCCGAACGGTATCACGTTCTTCCACTGTCTGAGAATGTTGGGGTTCGCCACCAGCTGCATTCCGTTCAGTTGCCAGGGAGGGCTTTGCCCGTCCCAGGAAAGGTCGTAATACCAGCCGTTCTGCTGGGGCCAGTACTCTAGATCCATGGTCACGGTCGACCCGTCCGGGAGAGTTATCGGGTACTCCTGGTTGGGATCATCCGTCAAGCCTGTTAGAATCGCAGCCATGGGGTTCAGTTCGTCGAGGTATAGTGGTACGGGGATATGGCCGTCTGAAGGCTTGTGCCGACTGGAATGGGCGTTTGCCCGGCGTTCCCGGTTTGAGTCTTGGGAGAGGTTTGCTGCTGATTGCGGCCGGCAACCGATCCTATCGTCACCGTGGCTTCTCCGGCGAACCGCATCTCCTGAAACGTGATCGTGAAGTCCGTCATGTACTTGGTCTTGGAGTCCTGCATGGGGCGGATCTCCAGGATGGCGCAGTTCTTCCATATCCCCCACGGAGTCTGGACGGACATGAGCTGCTGACCGGCCCAAAGCTCTCGGAAATAGAGAAAAGCGTTGGTCTGCCTGGTTATGGATCCGGAGGCGCTTCCGGCGTCCCACATCGAATAAAGGTTCTGTGAGGTTCCGGAGGCAGCCGCGGCGTCAGACCCCGCCGTGGATTGCTGTTGCGCGGACTCTTGGGCCGCTTCGAAGTCCTGTTGCTGCTGCTCGGTCATCGGAGGCATCATCCCGGGGACCAGCGGCAGCGGATTGGCGGCTTGGGATGACGGAGGAGCGAGGACCGTGGACCCGGCGAGTTCGGCGACTATCCCGCGGAGAGTTATGGTTGGAGGCTCCAGCGCGATGTTGTCCTGAACCGGGGTGTTGTTCTCCAGGTAGTAGTTCGTTATCTGTGAACGCAATCTCACCTCTTCGTCCCCGGGAATATCGAAAAGGAACCCACCGATGCCCGGCGGGAGCGGGCTGGGCGAAACGATTGCCAGGTACGCGGTGGGGTTCGAAGTCTGCAGCGTGGCGAGGGCCTGATAGATGCTCTCGTTGTCCGGAGGGACTATGTTTTGCCCTTGTTGGATCATCTCATCGGGGCAGCCGCCCCATACGCCGCCTGGTTGGAGTAATTAAGAAGGATGTCCTTTATGGCCTGCGCAGCGACGTTCTCCCGGCCTGCAGCCGCCTGAACCGCTATCTCCACCTGCTGATGGACCGTCGTGTTCGAGGAAGTGCTCGGCGAGGACGGAAGCGGGAAGTGAACCCCGGCCCCCAGCGCCGAAGCCGCCGTGATCACGCCGTTGTACCCGGTGACTGGGGGAACCACGTAGCCCCTGGCCGTCAGGGACCTGCTCAGTCCAACGACGGGATACTTGCTGTCCGGCTTGAGGTAGTTGGCCAGCATCATGGCCCCGATGAACACTGCCGACGCGGCTGCGATCGCGGCCATGGTCCCAAGCAGCGGGAGAAGCGCCACGTTCAGAGCCCCGGAGGCTATGGTCGCCACCCCCATGGCCGCGGCGAACCAGCTCAGGGCCAGGGCGGCAACCCCTATTCCGGCCGCAACGTCGACGATCAAGAATTTGACGACCTTCGCTGAGGTGCTTCCGCGGTCGAGCCATTGAACAAACTCGCTCAACCACCCGGCCACCGTGGTGAGGGCGTTGGCCAGAACCATAAGTGCGGGCGTGAACTCCGAGACTAGCGCGGCCGTGGAGGATGAAACCCCAGTCTTCAGGTTTGCCCAGGCGGAGTTCAGGGCGTTCATCGCCGGAAGGTTCTTGTCGATCACGTCGAACATGGCCTGCCAGTCTGAAGCCCGAAACTCAGGATTTCTCAGCGCGGCGAACATGTTGTCCGGGATTCCCGCTCCCTCCGCCCAGAACCGCGCCCACGGAACCTGATCCGCCCTGAGCCCCATCAACCCCCGGTGCAGGTCCGCAACCAGCTTCCTCGGGTCCTCCCCGGGATTGACTGGGATGCCTATCAGGTTGGAAAGCATTTGCCACTGCATCGCTCCGGCCCCCGTCAGCATCATCTGCCGCGAGGCCGTCTGCATGGAGATCAGGAACCGAGCCATGTCCTCCGGGCCAAGACCCACCCTGGCCCCCATCCCCTGGAATCCCTGCAAGATCCCGGGAGCTATCCCAGACGTGAGCGTCAGCCGCTCCAGGGCAGCGGCACCCTTCATGGCTAGATCCACCACGTAGAGCAGGGAGCCTGCGAGAACGTCCACCTTCACGGCCGACTTCGCAGCCCAGCCCTCCAGCTCCTTGAATTGCTGGTTCAGGGTTTTAGTCTGGTCCGCCGCGTCCTTCGCCTGCTTGCCCGATTTCTCCGTGGCCTTCCCGGTCTTTTCCAGGACGGGAGGAACTCCGGCCATGGCCATGCCGGCACTTTTCGCTGATACTGCTGAGGCCTTCAGGCTGGAATCTGCCTGCTTTAGCTTCTCAGCCCCTTCCACCCTGACGCCGAGCTTGATGAACAATTCCGCGACGGTCATTTCTTCGCGTCCTCCTGCCTGAGCGCCTGCATGGTGGTCAGATACTGCTGCTCGAAATCAACGTAGTGCGTCATCCCGATCACGGTCCCTACCGGCATGGAAAGAACCTTGTCCGGGTCCCCACCACCAAACCCCTTCGCGGCCAGGCCTATCGCGGTGAGCGTTTCGTCATCCATGGTCTGCTTCACTTCGGGTTTTCGTCCTTCTTCTTTTCTGGGGTTGACGACGGCAATCCCAGGTTGCTGAAAAAAGGGAGCAGGGCCTCCCTCGCCACCTCCACCGAGAGCGGGATAAGGTCCCCCCTCAGTTCATCGTCCTCGAAGACTTCATTTGTCACTGGCCTACCGGCCAAGACCCATTTCTTGCAGCAGTCGAAGACCAGGCCTTCCAGTTCCTCCGAGGCAAGTAGGACGAGAAGAACCTCCTTCAGGGTGTTAACTTCCGTCCCGCTCAGGGAGGCCGTTATGTTGTTCACGTCCCTAGTCAAGAGGGCCGGGATTATGGACTCCGAGAACTGCACGTTCACCTTGAGCAGTTCCCGGGCGATTGCGCGCCGGAGCGCGGATGCCGCCGCGAACGAGACGTGGTTTATAACCAGGTCGTGTCCGCTCGGCAGGGTGGTTTTCTTTTGCATAGAGTCTGGGGCGGTCCGGCCCTACTGGGGGCAGGCCGTCGCGTTATGCGTTGCTCGGTTATCCGATCGTGCGCGGGCTGTTGTTCGGGTTGCAGATTCCGGTGTAAGGGTGGATTGCTAGGGCCTGATCCGTGTCCCCGCTCACGTTCTCCTTCATGTTCACGTGGCGTTTCGGCGTGACGAAGTTGATCACGTACGTGTCCCGGATGATGCCCCCGGAGCCATCGCCGACCATCTTCGTGGCCGTTATCGTTGGGCAGATGAAGGCCGGAGGGTCCTGAAGGTAGAGGGCTTCGTCCTGGTTGAGCATCACGTCGTCGTCCGAGGCGCGCAGAACCTTGATAACAACGTCCGCCAGGTCCCCCTCCGCGTTGCGGGCGTTGATCACGTTCCCGTTCTTCCCGACCTTCGTGGTCGAGATGTCCGCGCCCCAGTCTATGGTGAGCACGTCTCCGTCGCCGAAGTCCGTCAGGGGAACCCCGCCGGGATTGTCAGCATCGGTGAAGATGATGCTGTCGTTTCCAGTGAAAGATATTGATGGCATGTTGTTGTTCCTTTTCGGATGTTACGGCTGAATATTGACGATGATGTTAGCGGAATGAACCGCACCGGCTTCCTTGCCTGCGATCTGCATCGGCGGAGCTGCGCGCTGGGCCCTGCTGCTCTGAGGCTGCGTGGCTATCGGGCTCGTGTAGACGTAGAAGCCGCTCTGGGTTATGTTCTGCTCGAACGTGGACGGATCTCCGAACGGGATCTCGTCGTTCCAGGTTCCGGGGGCCAGGTAACCATTGGCGACGGCCTGGAGGCAAACATTCATGGCCGCGGCCCGGAGGACCGCCATGCCCTGCTCCGTCTGCGGGATCTTCGTGTTCGTCGTGGCGAGCGCTTGGAACACCGCCACCTGGATCGCGTTGGCGAACCACTCCAGGTTGTAAACCGCGTCGAAGAAGTTGGCGTTCGGTCCCCCGTAGGAGAGAACTTTGGCCACGTTCTGGATGTTGGCATACACGTTCACGCCTAGGGTCTTGCAGGTGCTCAGGATCGTCGGCGTGATTCCGGAGTCCGGAGAGATGTTGGCCAGGTCCTTCAGGTTCAAGGTGGAGGTGGTGTCGTTCCCCTCGAAGTCCGTGCTCATCCCAACGGACATCAGGGCGGCGAGGGCTTCACGGGCTCCCGTAGCTGAACCGGCCTGCGTGTACAGGAACATGATCGCGTCCGCGTCGTCCGCCCCGGAGAGGGTTGCGAAGATTCCGGATCCGTAAAGGTCGCTCGTCTGGTAGGACGTGACCCCGATCATCTTGTTCACGGACTCCGCCGTGGCTACCCCGGCCAGGAGTTCCGTCTTGCTCGGAGTGTACCCGGCGTTGATGTAAGCCCCGACGAAGATGAGGGCCTCCACGTCACCGATCGCGCTCGTGAGCGTGTCGGTGGATTGCATCTGGTACACGATCAGCTGTCCGCCTCCGGAGAGGATGTTCGGGCGCTGGGCGAATATGTTCGCCGCCTGAACGTAGGTCTCCGAGGTGGAGCCCCAGTCCGCCTCCACGTCCGTGGAGTTCTGATAGACGAAGTACCCCGCCTGAGGAACCGGGTTGATCGGAACCTCCTTGGACAGGATGCACAGGTTGTTGACCTGCGGAACGGAGAGCCCCGACTCCGGCGTTTCGACCGTGACGGTTACGACCGTGGTGATTGGAAGTGTGGACATGTTGTTTCTCGATTATGGTTGGATCACGGGTTCGCCGACCTCTATGCTGTCAAAATAGTCGACCGGCTTGGTGACGCCCTGGGCGTAAAGCACGTTGAAGGTTATCGCGTATCGGTAAAGGTAGGCCGTCCCCATGGCTTCCGAAACGTCCGCGAAGGACGTGGGGACCTGCCCTATGCTGAAGCCGTACTGCTCCATTTTCTGCTCCGCGTAGGTGGAGTGCAGGGCGAACATCACTTCGTTCCGGCGGACCCGGGCAGTATCCCCGTACCCGGTGACGTGAACTGAGATCATGTCCGCCGTGTTTATGGACTGCTCCTCGTTCAGGACCGTCGTTACCGTCTGATCCGAGGGGTTCAGGAACGACTGGGAGCTGTAACCCCGGTTCACCCCGTAGGGCTTGGATCCGAGAAGGTGAAGGGAGACGTACACGCGGCTGTCGTTCGGGATGATCCACCGCTGATTGTAGATGACCACCTGGTCCGCCTTCAGGCACATCTCCCGGCGGATTATGTCGACCAGAACCTGGAGGATTTCAGGACTTGATGGCATTGTAGTCCTCCGTAAGCTCGTAACGCTTTATGCCGTAGTCCTCTATGGGCAGCGGGCCCATGACCCGGTACGGCACGCCCTTCCTGATCACGACGTCGTTGGGCTTCAGCTCGATCTCCCGGCCCACGTAAAGAACGAACCACCTGAAAGTCCTGTCTCCCTCCGGCTTGAGCAAGACTTCCCGCGGCTTCATCGGGTTGAAGAACCCGGCCGTGTTGAACGGCCTCCGGATCTCCTTGGCCAACCCGTCCACGATGGTTGTGGTTATCCGCTCCGCCTGCAGCGGCCGGAACCAATTGATGATGGCCCCGCGCATGTTCGGCACGGTCAGGGCGCTCTCCGATATTTCCCGCGTTCCCGCTCCTATGATCGGTCCCGGGTTCTCCACGTTGGATGCGATCGTGTTCACGGCAGCGGAGCAACCGGGGTTTGCGGCGAGCCCTTCAGGACCACCGCGTAGGTGATAGAACGCTGGAGCTGGCCGGTGTCTATCAGGATGTCCGAGTTCTTTTTCCGGGCGATGGTCCGGGGCTTCAGTTTCTCCCAGAACCCGAACCCTCCCGTGTGGAAAGCGTCCGCGATCAGACCGATACACTCGTTCCCGACCATGTCCAGAAGATGGATGAATCCGTGTTTAACAATTATGTCCTTCCACTGCTCCGGGCTGGCCATGCTCTTCAGCTTGTCCCCCAGGTGGAGAAGGATGGGCATCCGCAGGAAAGAACGCTCCGGAAGATGGCTCTTCTGTAAACCGAACTCGTGCCAAAAGCCCAGCTGCGGGTTGGTCAGGTCGGAGTCCTTGCGCTTGGTCCCCGTCTCGTCCGGGGTGCGGCCGGCATAGTCGCCGAGGATTCCGACCTTCAGGTAGGCGTTCTCCGCCGCGTCCAGGTTCTGGATCATGCCCTCAAGCGGGGCCGCGTTAAGCTGTATGTCGTATCGGTCCACGGTCAAACGGGGTTGGTCTCCCTGAGGAGCGTTGCGACGTGACCGACCGTGTAAGGCATCGTTATCTGGAGATACCGGGCCCCATAGCGCGTGGTCGAAAGAAGGGAAAGGAACGGGTCGTCCTTAACGCGATCCGGAACGGCGAAGCTCTGGCTCACGCCGTCCACGCTCTTGGACGCGGTAAGCCAGGAGAACTGGCTAGCAAGGCCCTCCACGGAGGCGAGAAGGTTCTCGACCAGGCAGTGAGCGGCCAGGAACAGGAAGGCCCGCGTGAAGATCTGCTGGTTCGGGAAAAGCCCCTGGTCCATGTTGTCCGAAGCGTCCGAGATGGCCCCGTTTATGTCAGTGTCCGTCACCAGTCCCTGGTTCGTGTTGTCTCCTCCGGAGGCTGTGGCCTGGGCGTTGGAGGAATAGCCCGCGCCCCCGTTCTCGATCGCGCAGGAGATTAGGGAGCCTGCGGTGAATGTCCCGTTAATCACCGCACCCGTGCCGCTCACGTCGGTGATGACCAAAGGCGTGGTCCCGGTCGGGTAGTTGTAACCCCCGGCCTGAGGAACCGCCGCCGTTATGACCCCGCCCGCGACCGTCAGGGCTACAACCGCCCCGTAACCCGGCACCGCATAGCGAAAATCCCTTATAAATTGGGCCTTAAAGTCGTTCGATGTTGGAATGTTAAATCCCATTCGCGGCCTCCCATTTATCCGACTTCTTCAGGTTGTCCGATTTCCAAAGAGGTTGGAGATTCGTGTAATGGAAACAGCACCGCTGCTGCGCAGCGTCTAAAAGGTCAAACGAAGCGCATGGCCTGATATGATCGATATGCCATTCGCTCCTGTTTTCCCATGTCATGCCCGGCAGGAATAGAGATTCTATATGATTACGAAGCTGTTCTTTGGAGCATCCCGTTAAACCCATCGTCGTAGATGCCCGTTGTTTTCCGTGAAGGGCACCGTACATACGCGTCCTTAAACGGTTTTTAAGAGCCCCCTCTGGAGTCTTTAATACCGCCTGGGAATACTCTCTAAAATATGTCGGATTGGACTCTTTAAACCTCCTCATCTTTTGGCGTTTAACTTCGCTAGGCATCGCCGCCCGAAGCGCGTTTTGCCTCTGGCGCTCTTTCTCTACCCAAATTGGATCGGCTAGCTTTGAAAGCCTCCATTTTCGGGTGCGCTCAATTCTATGCGCCCTTTGTTCCGGTGTTTCTGGAGGCTGCTTTGCTTTCCACGCAAGCATGTACGCCTTCCTTTTCTCCCTGCGATCTTCATCGCTGGAATAAACCAAGGGCTTCTTAGGCCACAGAATCCTCCATTCCGGAGAGTCCGTGCCCTTTCCTTGCCGCTTTAGCAGATTAAGGGCACGTTGATATTCCCGGAAATATCTCCTTCCGTCCTCCGGGTCTTTCCAATTGATTGGCGAGATAGGGCCCACATCAATTATTTCGGTCGGCTCTTGTCTTCGAGCTTCGAGAGTCGAGCCTGGAGATCCTTGACCGTCTGGGCAAGCTGGGCCGTCTTCAGCTTCTCTTCCGCGAGGAGCTGCTGCGCGTTGTTCATGCGCTGCGTCTGGTCGATGGACGTGCTGACGGCCCCCTGCGAAACCGCCGCCCAATTGTCGGCAACTTCCTTGGGGACGACTCCGCTCTCCCCTGGCTTGACGACGGTGACCACCCCGGTCTTCTTGTCCTTGTGCTTGTAGACGGCCGGGGAACGGTTGTAGACGAGAGCGGTGGCGGGCACGGGGCTAGCCTCCGCTGGTGTTTTACTGGCGTTTTGTTCTGGCATAAAATGGGTGCCCCGGTTTCGGCCCGGGGCTCGCCGTTTCGCTACTGGCTTTGGGCTCAGTACGTGAACCTCAGGACTTCCAGGTTCTTGAGCACCGTGACTCCGGTGATCTGGCCATAGGCCGCGTCCTGGAACTGGAGGTTGTTGATCGTGCCGGCCTGCGTGACCGTGTAGTCCACCGGGATGTTCATCCGGAGGGTCCGGGCATCGTTCCGATAGAGCATGTAGTAGTGGCTGCCGGCCGGGTTATTGGCCGCGTCACAGTACGCGCTCGGGACGATGTTGAACTCCGCCTCCTTCTGCCTGACGGCTGCCTTGAAGGCGTCCTCCAGGTAGCGGATCATCGGGACCGGGTACGTGCCGACGGTTCCCGGGACGAGCGTCTGCAGGCCCAGGTAGTCGGTATACGGGATCACGAACGTGTTCGGCAGGGCCGTGCTGTTCGTGTTCGTCCAGTAGTCCGCGATCAGGTCTTGGAGGAACGTGGTGAACCCGGAGGCGCTCAGGGCGCTGATCGGGCCTGTGATGAAGCCGGTGGTCGTGTTGATGTTCGTGTTTGTCAGGAGGCCCGGCATGCGGGTGTCCGTGGCGGAACCGATCATCGCGATCTTCTGGACCAGGAGATCCCAGTTGGTCTTCCGGGCCATGTGCAGCTCGGAGATGAGATCCCAGTTGTTTGCGCGGAGCGCCTGCTCCACGTCGATCAGGGAGTACGCGACCCCCTTGATCCAGTTCGCGATGTAGGTCGTCACGCCGTCCACCGCAACGTCCACCATCGAGAGGCGCTGCTCGCCGCCGCCGTCCCGAACGAAGCCCGACTCCGGGTCATCCGCGAGGGAATACGTGCGGTTGGTTAGCAAGGCGCGGGAGAAGGCACCTTCCCCGATGCGGATCGGGATGTGGGCCCCAACGTTCTCCAGGTAGAAGCTCTGCCTGGTGATCTCCTTGATGATGTAGGTCAGGGTGTCCGTCTGGATCTGGTACCCCGTTGCCGTGTCCGCCGTGTCTCCCACGGCGTTGAGGCGGAGGTCCGGACCGTTGTTGCGGTCCCCGCGGGAGAAGATGGACCGGCCCTGAAGGTCGATGTCCTCTAGGAACTCCGGGACGTAAATCTCGTTGTTCCTGATGATGCAGCAGGGATGAATGTTCTTCTCGGCGTCGCGGAGTTCCGTTCTGCCGTTTCCAACCACCACCTTGCCCGTTGGCCTGTAGAATACGCTCTTCATTGTAGGTGTCTCCTTGGTTACGGGGCGATGGTGACCGTGCTTGCTCCGTTAAGACCCGGATCAATCGCGATCCGGATGAGTCCCGCGGCGGAGTTCTGTCCGACCGCGTAACCGAGAGTGTAGTCCCCGCTCGTGGCGTCCGTTGCCACCGTCGGGTCGTTGGCCGTCGAAGCCGGGTTCGTGACCGAGACCCGCGCCCCGCGGTTGACCGCGGCGGAGCTGGCCAGGTGGATGATGTTGCCCTTGGTGGCAACGTTCATCTGGTCGCCCGGAACATACACGTTCTTTTGTTTCGAATACTCGACCACGCCGTACACCGGGCCGTCCGAAGGGGAAAGCGTGGCGTCGACTATGATCTGGGGTCCCACGAAGGCGACCAGCTTGACCGCCACTCCAGCGGTCATCAGGCCGGTGCCCAGGGAGGACGACGGATTGAATTGCACCGGGATGGTTGCCGGTTGCGGGTCCATCGTCAGCTGACCGATGACGGCCGACTGCGTGAACTGGTTTTGGTTCAGGCTGAGGTGTGACATGATTGTGTCTCTGGTTGAAGTTCCGGGTTAGTTGCGGCCAACTCCCGCCCGGGAACCGACCGGCTTCCCGTAGCGTTCGCGTCCAAGGGCCACGCCGTCGTCGAGGCTTCCGGACATCCCCGTGGAATAGTCCGGCGTCTCCCGCTGCGTCCCCTTCTTCTGTGCCTCCTGGAGAATCCGGAAGGACTCCTGCCCGCGTTTCTTCGCGTTCTCGCGCTCTTGCTCTTCGCGCGCCGCCTTCTCTTGGGCAATCCGGTCCGCGATGGCCTTGTCCGCCACCGCCTTCTCGTCCGCGAGCTTCTTGTCGGCCGCGGCCTGGGCGTTCTGGCGCTCCTGGTCCTCACGGGCCTTCTTCTGCTCCGGCGTCTCCGCGCCCTTATCATTGCAGCGCATCGCGTTCGCGCGGAAATGGTCGATTAGTGTCTTGGCGTGATACCGGATTCCCTCGTGCTCGATGTAGTCGTCTGGGGCGATCACGTGAACGGCGTTCGCCCGCTCCGCGTCGATCATTTCCTGGATCGTGGCGGTTCTGCCCTCTCCCAGGTCGATCTTGGCGTCGAGGGGAAGCTCGTGCGCTTCCTCCGTCGGCTTGTCACCGACGATCTTGGTCTTGATCCACTTTGCAATGTTCATTGGCTTTTTCGCGTTGAGTCTGATGTCGGCCTCCTCGATTCGCGGGTTTTCCACGAGGGCGAGGTGATGAAATTCGATTCTTGTGTCCTCCTGCGTGTATGGGATCTGCCCCCAGGTACCAGGTCCGGCGGACTCTAGGACGGTGAAGCCGCAAGAGGTTCCGTAACCCTCATTTATCCGCTCACGCGCCGCGTCCGTCTCAACGGTTCCCTCCGCGACGTAGAAGCCAGAGGCCTCGTCGTAACCGACCTTGTCCACCCGGCCGTGCGCTACGTCCGTCCAGTTTCGTGAAACGATTATCTCTTTGGACGGGTGCCCTATCGTGAGAACCGCCCCGACCATGGAGTTCAAGCAGAGGTCGATGGTCTGCTTCTTCACCAGGTCCACGCCGCCCCTCTGGTCGCGGTAGGAGATCAGGCCCGGGACGATGAAATGGCTCTTGAACCTCTTGCCGGACGGAGCGATGTTGATGCGCTCGACCTTGCACTCCACCAAGCGTGGTTCCGCGGCCTCGGTCTTCTGAACGGGAGGATCTAGGACTTCAGCCGGCAGTCATCGTGGGAGCGGGCTGAAGCGGAGCCGCAAGGGCAGCCTGGGCTTCCAGCCGAGCAAGTGTTCTTTTCCGCGATTCAATGGCCTGTGTAATACCCACCTTCTTCTCCTCTATGCAAGAAATTTCTTTGCGCAGCCTGTCGATGCGCTCCTTAAGTTGCGCTGGGGTAGCGGTATCCCGCAGATAGACGACCCTGTACGCCACCGGCTACTTTCTCCCTTCCGGCCAGAGTCGGTTGTCAACCGATAGGACCAATTCCTTCGCCTGACCCTCGGAAATTATCCCGCGTGAATACGCCTGAATGATCAGCTGCTTCGAGAAGCTGGCGAATGAGGTTAATGAAAGTTTAATAAACCTCCTTTGCAGAAAGGTTTGTTGGGACATGAAGCGTTTATCTTCCGATTCCCACCCCTTTTTCCGCGCCTCCGCGCTCTCTGCGATGGCCCGTTGCTCTTTCTGCCGGCCGTCTTTCACGGCCGCGGATGCCTCTGCTGCTTTCAGTTTTCTGACGCTCATGCGGCCCTCCTTTCATGTTCCATCGCTACCTCGATGATCGGCCTAGCGAAGCATCGGCAGTTGAACGCCTCTCCCGGATTGTGATGCTCTCCTGTCCGCGGATTATCTACGGGCGGCTGATCCCAGTTTTGCCGCGTGCCATTGAGCGCCTGGTGTCCCGGGCGAACCCTATTGTCGTGGCGGCAATACCACACATACGAAGTTGAACCGGCGTTCTTCGCTCTCTCCATTCGGAACTTGGCCGTGAGCAGACTCGTCTCTTGGGAGGCCAGGAAATTCGCCTTTCTCTTCGCCACCCCGAACTGCGCCTCTATCATCCGGGAGAGCTTGTCCAGACGCGCCCCGGACATAAGGTTGGCCTCGGCCATCTTCCTCAGCTCCAGAACTTGATCAGCGGAGAAGTTCTTGACCGATAGCTCTAGGTTCTGCGTGAGGGTCTTCACCAGCGCCTCGCGCACCGCAGGCTGAAGCTCTGGCGCGACCGTTATCGCCTCCAGCCCCTTCACGGACTTGTTGAACTGGGAGTTCAGGTCGATGAGGATTCTCGTTATGGGCTGGGAAAGGTCCAGGCCGACTGGAGCCTGTGCCATGTTCCCGGCTATCTGAGTCAGCGTAGTTATGACCGCCCTATGCGCCGCCTCCGCCTGAGCCTGTGCCGTGGAAAGAGCGCCCCGGAGCTGGAATGGGATGGACGCCTCTTCGATCTTGTACACGCCCTTCTCCGAGTCATACCGAGCCCCAAGCGCCCTTAATTCCCTGCTGACTTCTGAACCGAATCCCTGATCACTGCCGAAAACCCCGTCCGCGTACCAAACCCGGCCGGTGGCCAAGGCCTCCTCCAGGGCTGATCTCCCCGCGTTCTGCCTCTCCTCCCGGTTCAGTTTTTCCTTCCCGCTCTCGTCGAACTTTATGGCCTGATCCTTCGGGTTCAAGATCACCCCGGCTTCTATCAGGACGTCGAAGAGGGGCCTGAAAACCGCGTCTTTGAAGTAGGCCAGAAGCTCGCGTTCGACAAGCTGTCCGTACCCCTCTCGCCAGATAACGGGCTGGAGTATGCGCTGCATCTTTGCTCTCCCTCTTGACATCAGGCTTGGCAATGGCAAGAAATCTTGCCTCTAAGAATTACCATGAGCGAACTAAATGACCCGCTGGTTAACGCAGCTCTAGCCGGCGAGGGAACCATACCGAAGGCGCGGAACCCGAAAAAGATTTTCATGGGCTCCGCCATGCAGGACTCCATGCGCAAGGAAACCTCTAATTTCTGGTCCAGCATCCGAGCCGGAATGATCCCCGACTACAAGTTCGTCACACTTCGCCTGAGCGGGTACGGGCTTCCCAAGTGTAGGAACGTCCTCACCTGGGTGGCGCGGCAGACGGACTGCGGCCGCATCATGATGGTGGACTCCGACATGAACCCAAGGCTAGAGGACGTGGTCAGGCTCCTGAGCCACGACGTCGAGCTGGTCTCCGGCTGCTACCCGCAGAAGCGGTTCGACAAGCTCTCCTGGGTTGGTAACTTCTCCGGACCGGCCGGGCCCAACGGTCTAGCACCGGCATATGACTTCGGTGGCGGCTTCTGCTCCATAAGCCTGGATTTCATTGACAAGATGGTCGAGCACTACCCGGAGACGGCCTTCGAGTCCGAGGATGATCCCTGGCGCGGGAAGATCATGCATGATCTCTGGAGCAACGGACCCGTGACGGACGAATGGCATGGGAGGAAGTATTCTCGCTATCTGACCGAGGACTATTACCTATGCTACCGGGCGCGCAAGATGGGCGTTACACCATGGATGGACTCCGGCTGTCAGGTCGGGCACGTTGGAAGCATCGACTACCTGCAGTTATGGATGGGCGTGAAGGTTCTTGAGAACCAGTCGATCTTCCGGGCCCCAACGGATTAAGTCATCAGGAACGGAGTCCAGTGAGGATGCTTGGCCTCCCGTATGGCGAAGGTCATTGGAACGGACGGTGGCGCTTTCGGGGCGCGCAGAAGCTGGAGACCGGCCTCCCGGTTCAGCCTGTTACCCTTCCGGCTATTGATCTCCACGTGGGACAGAACCAGGTTCTCCCAGGTGTCACGGCCTCCAAGATCCCGCGGAAGAACGTGGTCTATGTTTCCCTCGCTCGGCTTGAGCCTGCGGCCGGTGTACTGGCAGACCCCTTGGTCACGCTCCCAGATCCCACGCCGGCAGAGACGCGGGCGCTTCATCGGGATCTTGTCGTAATTCTGCTGGATGATCACGGTCGGTGCGCGGATGCCGCCGTTCACGGTAGCGATAGCAAGGTCGTGTTCCCGGACCGGAAGCTGAATCCAGTCCTCCCATGGAACGGGCGAGGCGTTGGTCAACTGGCCCATGTCCAGGCTTCCGTCCTCTCTACGCATAAAGTCCACGTCCATCCCGAACGCCGGGTGCCCTCCGCTGAGTCCTCCGGCCATCGCTATGACGGCCTCCCCCACGGTGAGCATTCCTATAGGCCTCCAGCTCCTGTTGAGGGAGAGGCAGATGGTTTTGTCGAGGACTCCTGTCATGGGAAAGGCTGCGCGTTCTTTTCGCAAAAGTGGCGGAAGGCATCCCTGCTGCCGAGAATCCCCTTCGGGACGATCCGGTTAGCAACCGGTCACGCGGGCTGCCGCGTTTTACCTTCCAAGATGGCGGTGAGTTGAGGACCTGCCCCCCAGCCCATTTCTGGACGCCTGGTTTTCGAGACCAGTCGGCGCTCTATTGCACCTGCTTAACTCACCATGGTTTTCCCGCGGGGACTCCCACCCCGATCATACGTTTAGGAAACGTAGGCCCTGTGTCTTGGACGACGGGAAAGTGGTGCCTCACCAGGGACTTCAACCCGTGATTTCGCGGTCCGTAGCCGCGTGTCCTGTGCATTTGGACGAATGAGGCGAAATGGCATCGGCGGCAGGAGTTGCACCCGCATATAGCGGCTTAGAAGACCGCGGCCTTTCTGTTCGAGCCACGCCGACGTGGTGCCTCCCGCCGGACTCTCACCGGCATCGCAGCCTTCGGAGGGCTGAATCCTATATCTTGGATGAGGGAGGCCTGAAATTGGGGTGGTCAACGGGAACTGCCCCCGTCCCCTCGCCTTCACAGGGCGATGTGCTTGCCTATCCACACTCTGACCACCATGGGGCCTTCGTTCGGTTCCGCCCCGAATTGGCCGCGCTACAAGGGCGGCTTCCCGACTACGGACGAAGGCGAAGCTGGATCTCCGCTCCGGGCTTGCGCCGGACTCCCCAGTTTACGGGACTGGCGCGTCGCTGCCTACGCTTGCGGAGAATGGTGCTCCCGTCTGGTGCTGCCCCAGAACCCGGCGCTGATCTAGCGCGATTCCGCTTATAAGGCGGACGGTTCGACTGCGAACTGCGGGAGCGTGCCCAGGGTCGGACTCGCACCGACAACCTTCCGGTTTTAAGGCGGACGGCTCTTCTGTTGGCCTACCCGGGCAAGATGGTGCGCGCGAAGGGATTTGCACCCATAGGACGGTGGGTTTGAGCCACCGATGTCTTCATTGCATCACACGCGCATGGTAGCCCATCCGGGTGCCGCCCCCGGTTCTGAAGTTCGAGAAACTTCTGACTTAGCTGATGGTCGAATGGGCCATACTGAAATTGGTGGGCACGGCAGGACTCGCACCTGCAAAGGTCGCCGGTCTGAACGGCGTGGCTGTACTGATTCGCTCTGATCCCACGTGCCCGTAGGAAATTGGTGCCGGCGATAGGATTCGCACCTACACTTGCCACCTTCTCAGGATGGTGCCTCTTCTAGTTGGGCTACGTCGGCATGGATCTGGTTGCGGGAATTACACCCGCCATCACTCGCTTACCAAGCGAGGTCCGCGTTGTCTCGGAGTAACCAGAGTGGTGGGGACGTGGCGACTTGCACGCCTCTCTTCCGGGTAAGGGCCGGAGTCATCGCTTTCTATGAGTCATCCCCGTGGCAGTCCCCGAAGGATTCGCACCTTCACCTCAGCGGTTCAAAGCCGCGTGCGCTGCTGTTACGCTAGAGGACCAAAGTGGTCGGAGCGGTGAGAGTCGGACTCACTTGGTCTTGTTCCCGAAACAAGTGCCTGGCCGTTAGGCTACGCTCCGCTGGTTCTCACGGCCGGTAACGCTCCGGCTTCCCTTGCATGTCGAGCAAGTGCTCTGCTTCTGAGCTACGCGAGAATGGCTCTCCAGGATGGTACTGCCCCACCTTCACACGGGTCAGAGCCGTGGGTAATGCTTCTATACGACTGGAGAATAATTCCCAGGTGGGATTGTATACCCACCGTGGCCGTGATAGGCGTGTTGGTGACGACGCCTCGTTACTTCTACCGTGCGGCCTAACCATACTCATCTCGGCCGCTACACCCGCTCCGTATCGCTACACCGGGTATGCTCTCAAGGCCCTGATTAACGCCCGACCTGACGTGGCTGGAAATGGCTGCTAGGGCAAGACTCGCACTTGCATAATACCGCTTAACAGGCGGGCGCACGACTATTGTGCTACCTAGCAAAAGTGGTGGGGAATGAACGTGCTGCCCGCTCGACTCCTGAGTGTGGATCAGGTATGATTCTGTTTCAACAATCCCCCGTGGCGGTCCCAAGGAATGCTGCCTTCCTCTCTCCCGCGTGACGGGCGGGCGCTTTCAGCTAGGTAAGCTATGAGACCGTGAAAGTGGTATAGACGGGGAGAATCGGACTCCCTTAATCTCGGTCCCAAGCCGAGCGATCAACCAATGACCCACGTCTGTGTGGTGGAGGCTCCCGGTGCCGCCCCGGGTTATCCGGTTCTTCAGACCGGCGCAATGACTGCACTTGCTCAACCTCCATGAAAGTGGCATGCCCGGTAGGTACTGCCCCTACATGAACCGGATTTGGAGTTCGGCGCCTTCCTTGTCGAGCCACGGGCATAAAAGATGGGAGCAGGGGTGGGAGTCGCACCCACGACAGCCGCGGTTATGAGCCGAGCCAGAACGCTGGTTCTCCCTGCCAAGGTGGTGGTCAAGCACGGTGCTGCCCCGTAGTCTGACGGTTATCGACCGTCTGCTCTGCTGTTGAGCTACATGACCGTGGTCCAGGCGGTAGGACTCGCACCTACGAAGTCCGGAGACAACCGGGTTACGGCCGGTCGCGTTTGCTACTCTGCCACGCCTGGATGGTGCCCCAGTCCGGTAACGCTCCGGATCAGCCTGTTTGGAAGACAGGTGCGCATCTGTAAACGCTTCTGAGGCGAAATTGGTGGATCGTGTCGGTAACCCTCCGACTCCTCCCGGGTGCGGACCGGGTGTGCTTGTTTTACCACTAACGACCCAAGGTGGACGCGCATCCGGGTAATGCTCCCGGCCGTTCTGTTTTGCGGACAGACCCTCACTCTTGTCAGGCAATGCGCGCTGAAATTGGTGGCCCCGTCGGGTATCCCTCCCGCTTCATCTGCTTAAAAGGCAGCTGCTCATGTGGCTAAAGCTTCGGAGCCGTGGTGCGGGCGCGGGGAGTCGCACCCCGGCCGAGTCGTTGGCAACGACCCATTCTGCTGCTGAACTACGCCCGCGAAAATGGTACCCCGTGAGAGTGCTACCCTCTCTTTTCCGGCTTGAAAGGCCAGTGAACTAGTTGGTATTCGAACGGGGCTCGAAAGCCGGTTACGCCTAGCGGCGATCGGACCGGCTATCTTTGATTTGCGAAAAGAACGTGACCTGGGCTCTGGTTAGGAAATCCTCCTCTGGTTTTTGAGGCGTTCGCTCGTTCGATTGAGCCGAGCTTAGAGGCTCCTGGTGATTAAAAAGGCCCGGGTCTTTCTGGGACCGCGGGCCTAAAGTGGGTGAACTGTTTCGCTCGCTTCAGGCGCGCATTCCTTTGGGTTAATTATCGGCCGTATGCCCTGCCCATAGGCAGCGGCTTGACCGATAACCGGATTCAATTGTGAAGGTTGGCTGCATGGATTTCTGAAGAGGGGGACAGTAAAAGCACTGCGACACGACCTTGTAAAGCACTATTTTTCAGACCAGGACCGCGATTATGTCCAGGACGGATTCCGCCCCGTCGTCCTGATAGCGCCCGTCCACGCCCCAAAGTTCCATGTACTCGATGTTGCCGGGAGGACCGCGCCAGCCCCGGTATGGGAAGACGTTGTATGGGTAGCCATCCTTGGTTGCGATCGCATCCACCAGCGCAACCTCTCCGTTGCGGAGTCTGGCCTTGAAGGGTACTTTGGGCGGGAGGGTCATTTTGTCGCAGGCTCTATCCTGACCGTGACCTTCGGACCGACCACCGGCTCAGCGACGCAGGCCACGCTCATCTTGTTCTTGCGCTCCTCGAAGAAGGCGCGGGCCAGCTTTCTATTGTAGGCTCCGCCGGCATTCTCCTGACGGGCCACCTTCCAGTGGGAATCGTGGGGCTCGTGCCAGCAAACGTCGTCCGTGTAGGCGCGGCTCCTCCACCAGTCTTCCGGCTGGATCGTCATGTACGAATGCGGCGCTCCGCCGTCCGCCCATTCTTCCGCGAGGGTCCGCATGCAAAGGTCCCAGGCTTCCCGGCCGGTCAGCATGTCAGGCATCTTCTCCCGGTGCGCGGCCCACCAAGCCGGGCTCATCGCTATCACGTCCATCCCGCCATCGACCTTGCAGTTCTTCACGCTGCGGTAGGCCCTCCCAGGCTCGGGGCAGGTCAGCACGCGCCTTGGGCATATGGTAACCCCTTTTCCTCGTTCCACGCCCGCCACGAGCCTTTGCGCGGCCTCCGTGGTCAATCCTATGTCCTCATTGATGTAAACGATAATGTCTTCCGGCAAGGCTGTTTTGGCCCCGGCGTCCAGGAGATCCCGGATGTACGGCGTCCCGTGCTCGTCCCCCACGTCCCGGCCGGTCCGCGCGATCTCGGATTCGCAGACGGCCCGCTCCAGCATCTGGAATTGCCCGAAGAGGAAGCGCCAGGTCGCGTGGGCGTTCGCCATCCGCCTGCTTTCCTCTTTGTCCTTTGGCTGATATGGAGCGTGAACGAGAATCAGCTGCGGAGGCGGCGTTATCCCCTTCCGCATGATCGCTTGGGTCCGCGCCCTGTCGTAGCCACGGGTCAGCGGCCGAAGGTCCCCGGACTTCTCAGCACGGACGGTCCCGGAGCCCATGTGCGAGCCGTAGTACGACAAGAGCTTGTCCACGTACAGCCAGGTCGGGAAGGCCTGGATGGTCCGCAGGTAAACCATGATTTCCGTCCCCAGCAGCATCCCGGGACGCTCCAGGCATTCGTTGTGGACCAAGGTCGCCGCGGCCTCCTTGCAAGCGTGGATCAGGACCGATCTGTTGAGGACCGAAACCACCGGGGAAAGAGAGAGCGTCCCGAAGCGGGCCACGAGCCCCTGGAGTTCTTTCGACTGCATGACCCGCGTCCCCCCTTGCCAGTATTCCGTTGGGCGAATGGATCCGTCCTCGTTCTTCACGTGGCCGCGCCAGGAAGCGAACCCCACCCCGGAGTCCAGGATCGGGCTGATGATCTTGCAGTAGGTTTCCCCAAACTCTGGCAGAAGTTCGTCATCGTCGTGGAAGAGGATGATTCTCTCCGTCCGGCTGCCGTATGCAGCGAGGATCCACGTGTCGTTGCAGCCAACGTCGTGGGGAGTTCGGTTCACGTCGTAGGAAAGCCAGCCCTGCCGGTTCCAGTCTATCGTGAACTCCGTTCCCGAGCACGGGTCGGAAGCGCCTATCGAGACCCGGCGGATGCCGGCCGCTCGGATGGACTTCAGGGCGCGGTCCAGGTATTCCGGGCGTCGGTAGCTGGTTATGCACACCGTCAGGTTCTCCAGGATTGGATTGCTGACCACCTCCACCGCCTTGACCTCGCTTGCCGGCCAGTGAACGTAAAGGGAATCCGATCCCAGGTTCATCCTCTCCGCGTAGCCGTGGTCAGAGAACCACTTCTTTATATCCGTGAGAGATCCGGCCCCTTCATAGTGCCCGTGCTCGACGGTCTCGTCCGTCTCCAGGAAGATCAGTTTGGGGCGAAGGTCTCCGAGGCCCTGGAGCACCGCCAGCTCCGCGCCTTGCACGTCCACGTGCAACAGATCAATGGACGCAATCCCCGCGCCGCAGCAGAAGGAGTCTAGCCGGACGGCTTCCACCTTGTACGGCTCCCGGAACTTAAGGTGCGGAGCGTCTTTCGCCAGCGTCTCCGTGGGCTTCAGTATGGAGCCGCTCATCCCTAGCTTCAGGTTCAGGTGCTCGTCCGAGTTGGAATGGAACTCCACTTCTCCATCTCGGTCGCAGACCGCCGCGTGGTGGACTTCTATCCCCGCCCGCGCCGCTTCTCCTGCTGCGAGGATCGCCGCGTGGTTGTCCTTGTCCGCCTCGAATGCTATGACCCGCGCCCCGGGGTGCGCCTCCTTGAACATGATCGCGTCCTTCGCGTCATAGGTCCCAACGTCCAGGATGACGGCTGGGGCTTCGCCGAGGTTGGATTCGATCCATTCAGTCTTAAGTTGGGTCATTTTCTAAGTCTCCAAAGCGCGTGTGGGTGATAGGAAAGCCCAATGTACTCCTCGGCCACCAGCGTGTAGTAGGCGTCCAGGAGCGGCCGGAAATTCTGGTGCGGCGTGAAGGAGTCTGCCGGGGTGTTCCAGGTGAAGTAGGCGTCGTGGTTCTTCTCCGTTCCATGGACCACGGTGAAGAGATACGGCACCTTCAGGTCCTTCAGAACGTCCAGCCAGCGGCGGATCTGCTCCAGGGAGCATTCTGACCAGGAGTGGACATTCACGGCCAGGTCGAACTTCCGGTCCTCCGCCGTCTCCGCGAACTGGTCCAGGTCCAGGACCGATACTGATGGGGCGAAGCGGTGGCAATAATGCCGGCAGATTTGGGTCGATATGGGAACCGGGTCCACGCAGGTGACGGTGGTCATCATTGGAGCCAGCGCAACCGCCAGCCTCCCGTACCCGGCCCCTATGTCCAGAACGTCACGGAAGCGAAGAGCGCTGGATATGTTCCTGCGAATGAAGTCGATCTCCACGCAGGAGTCCAGCCACATGCGGGTCACCTGTCCAAAGTCCTCCGTGTAAACTAAACGTGCCCCATACTCTCGGTCCCTGGTTCGTGCCGCTAGATCGTTCCAATACGGAAGCGATTTAATCCCCCTTGCAACCCTCCTGAACTCTTCTTCTGGTATGGATTCCTGGTCCACGTAAATCTTGTCCGCGCAGAAGTTCGGGAGCGCGTCCTTCACCTTCTGTTGCCAGGTCTCCCAGAAGGAGAGTTCTCGCAAGCCTTCGAGGTCAATGGTCATCAGCAGAACACCCTGTCCGGGTTTCCAATCTTCTCGCAGAACCCCACGGCCAGCCGGACGTTCTCCAGCTGCTCCGCGCAGTCCTTCTCTCCTATCCACTGCGGCTTGTGTGGCTCATGCCAGCACACCCCGTCCGTCACAGCTTGTGATTTCAGAAGCGCCTCGGTGCTCCTATCTAGCGGCTCCTTTTCCGGCTTCCCGTCCGCCCATACTTGAGCGATCAGCGTGAAGATCATGTCCCAACCTCCGCGCCCAACGTACATCGGCGGCATCTTGCGGCCGGGATTATTCCACCATTCCCGTGAACAGGCTACCAGGTCTATGCCGGCGTCCATCTCCCACGCTGAAAGGTCGTCGTACAGAACGTCCGGCCGCGGAACCACGGATCTCCGAGGGCATACCGTGACGCCATGGCCCCTGGCTATCCCGCGGGATATCAGCTGGAGCGCGTTCTTGGTCAGCCCCGCGTCCGAATTAGCATAGGCTATGATGTCGGTGTCATCCGCCGCGTGGCAGGCGGCGTCCAGAAGTTCCGTTATCCGCAGGTGGCGATGGGGAGGCTGCGCAAGTGGCATGAAGGCCAGCTGCGGCCCGTCGTCTGGAAGGTCCATCCATGAACGCTCCGCACGCTTCCTCCGGCGCTCATCGTCCGAGTTCTGGTATGGATAGACTGCGTGGGTCAGGTAGATCATTGGGCCGGTGCTGGCAACTGTCCGCCGTGCTCCCGCATGAACCTAGCGTTCTTTATACGGAGCCTCCGCGCAGACTTCCCCTTGACCTTCTGGACCGCGTTTATCCGCTGTCCATTGGGCATTAGGTAGTGCCTCTTTCCGTCGGAATACTTTAGGACCGGGATGTTCCGCGGGCCTGCGAGCTTCCGCGCTGCGGCGACGTCATGCATCTTGACTTGGATGCTCATGTGATGGGGATTGGTTGCACCATCGTTTCCCTTGGAAGCGCGATAACCTCGTTGCCCATCTCGATCAGCGTTCCGGTCTCTTCATCAATAATTATACTCCGCGCCCAATTATGAGATTCCTTAAGATCGCTCGATTCTCGATGGCCGATTAAGGCAAATGCCTCCTCTTCGGTTATCTTCTGCCATGCTTTGCCGGTTCTCATGGTGAGAAGTGCTTGGCTATGGACTCAAGGGCAGTGGCGATGCGCATCAGGTTTCCGAGAAACGCGATAGAGTATAACCCGATAATCGCTCCCAGGATTGTATAGATACTGACTTTCATGGTTCGTTTATGGTTCCGTCCCGCTTCCACTTCTCAATCAGGGCCTCGATCTCCATCTCGTGCGGTTCCATCCCTTCAGCCGTTTCGGAGAAGGATTGCGGGAACAGCTCTGCCACCAAGGACCGAGCGTGGTTACGCTCCCTGACTAGCTGCCGAATGATCATGTGAATCCCGTAAAGATCCCCGGAGCACTTAACGTCCGCCGTGGATGGGTTTCCCTCGCAGAGTGCACGTAGGGTTTGTATTTCCTTCTCTTCCGGGGCGCTCATGGTTTCTCCCCTCTCGTCCACATGGGGTATTTAAGTGGGGCCCCAGTCTTAGGATCATATCCGAAGTTGCCCTTCCCGTCATATCCCGGTCCTGGGCTTACGTTAACAATCGCCCCATGCGTGCGAATTTCCCCTAATTCCTTGGGGTTCATCTTCGCGGCATCTATGATCACCTGGGTAACCGCATACGCGGACTCGATGATGAAAGCCGCCTGCTGGGAAACGCTACGCTTATTCGCCTTCGCGTCCTTCCGGAGAAGCGCCCCCGTCTTAGGATTTAATCGTATGTGGAAGTCCACTTTCCCCAGTTAGGGGAAGCAGACGCCCGTGTAAAGAGCGAATTAGCGTTATTCCTCGCCGGCCGCTCTGCTTCCCTGGGTCGAGCCTGGGGCCTTGTTTCCCGGGCCGTCTCCTGCCGCGCTCTCTCCAGCTACGGCCAATTTGTCGCGCTCCAGTTGGTCATCCATGAGCATGGACGGCATAACCTGCCGCGTGCCGTTCATGATTTCCGTGTCCTCAGTCAGGACTCCATCCTTGCGGGCCTGCTCCGACGCCTCCTTGCCCGTGAGCAGACCGCTCTGGAACCAGGAAAGCGCCCTTGCGCTCCTCTGGGTCAGGACCGTCTCCTGATCCGTTCCGCTCATCTCCCGGAGCGGACGCCACTTGACTTCCAGGCTATCGGGTACGAACCCGAAGAGCTGCTGGCAACGGAGTTCCCCGACGCCTATGACGATGGGCTCGATCTCGTCCCGGAATGTCTGGACCTGGGCGTTGTAGTTCTCCAGGGCGTCCTGCCCTCCACCGAACCCGGTTGCTGAGTCTCCGAAGAGTTTGTTCAGCGGGAAGCGCAGCGCCGCGGCCAGGTCCAACCGACCCTGTTGCCTGATCTCCGCCAGTCCACCGAACGTCAGCTGCTTCTGCTGGTAATCATCCTTCTCATCCAGCACGATCGCGTTGTGGTAGTTCTTGACCTGGTTCACCACCTCCATCGTCCGGAGCACCTTCTCGTTGGCTCCCCGTGCGAGCTTGGTTGAGGCGAAGTTGGCCAGCTTGTAAACGTCCACCTTGGCCTGGTCCAGAAGCTCGAAGATCAGATTCTCGAACTTCAGGAAAGCATTTATCGGCCTAATGCAATGCTCCACCTCGCTCATCCCCCAGCCCTGTAGCCTAAGCCTGATGAAGCTCGGGGCCTCATTCCACAGGAACTTCATCACCCGGCTTCCGTTCAGCGGGTAGCCGTAATAATTGAATGGGCAGGGGAGGTTGTCCGCGAATATGTTCGTGGATCCCAGGGTCAGCTCCCAGCGGTCCGCGGGTATGAACTCTAAGGGAGTCCCTTCGTTGATCCCCTCGACGTCCAGCTCTTTGCGGAAGTCTTGATCGACGTTGATTATGGCCCCGGAACCGCCGAAGAGCCGCCCCCAGTAACCGACGTGTTTTATGGCAGACATGTCGGAACGCTGAAGATCGTTTCCCGCGTTGTATTGGACCTTGGCCCCGATGGAGAGCCGCGACGCCTTCACCTCGCTCCTTCGGCGCTGCCGCTTCATCACCCGCATCAGGAGTTTCAGGTCGTCCGAGTCCAACTCCTTTCCGGCCGTGAACTCGAAGCCTCCGTGGAAAGCGTCGTCCACGGGCTCCTTAACCACCGTCCGTAGGAATCCCTGGGTCATGTAGGCGTAGCTGAGCAGTATCCGGTTCAGCGAAATCGGTACGTAATTGTTCGCTACCGAAAGGGTGATCGGCCCGGAAACCGTGGAGCTGTTGTACGGGACCGCCGGGAATTGGTCGAAGAGCGCCGCCGTGTTGAAGTACGAGCCGGACGAGTTCGCCCTCTCCTTGTTCTCCCGCTCCGCCTCGGCAAGCTCCCGCCTCAGGTCTCCGAGGAGCATCCGGCCTAGCCGCAGGGTCTTGCCGGCCTCATCCTCAGCGGGCCTACCGCGCCCGTCCAGAAGTTCTATTTCGCGTGAGTTAGATCGCAATTCATTACGGCATCGAGCGGAGCCGATTAAGGTGCTCCGTTGTCCGCGCTGCGTTGTCCGCGTGCATGTGTCCTGCGAAGGCGCTCCGGGTGGCTCCTCCCGATCCCATGGGGCCCTTCATTGGATCCAAGGGCATCTGAGACTGCTCATTCGTTCCGTCCAAGGGTCCGCCGGGCTCGTCGTTCTTCCGGTCCGCGTTACTTAGGGCTGCCGCAACTGAAACCTTCTGCGGATGCCCTGCCTTGACCATTTCCTCAATGTTGTGTCCTATAACCTCGCGGCTTGAGCCCGGTTCGAGTGGCATGGAAGTGTGATTTAGACCGCCTCAGGGCGCTGTCAAGATCTGCGTTCAGCCGTAAAGGGACAGGATGCCGCCCACGCCCGTCCGGGCCTTCTGCCTTGCGAGGGCGAGCGCGCACACCCCATCGTCATTATAGCCCTGGGGGGCCGTGTAGCGAACTCCGGTCCTCGTGTACTCATATTCGAAGCATTCCAGCTCCGCCCTCAGCCGCGGGTCCGAGTATCGAAACGCCCGCTGGTGCAAATCCGCCGCCAGCCCCTCCATGATCTGCTGCTTGGACTGGGCCGTGAATTTGAACCCCTCCACCTCAGTCAGCTGCTTCTGCAAGTCCTCCACGATTGGGTCTCCCACCCCGGTAGAGTCTATCAGGGCCGGTTTGTTCCCGATCATCTCCACGAGGCGATTCTTGGTCACGTCCCACGGCCCCTGCCATCGCTCCGATACTGACGCCCTGTTCTCCTCATCCAGCCCTATGACCCAGGTCCAGTCCACGGACTTGGCCAGGTCCACCCCGAAGATCATCGGCTCCGTTCCTGGAGACTGAGGCAAGAAGCAGTCCTCGATAGCCTTCATCCCAAATGGGTTTCCGCCGTCATCCGCGGGCTCCGCCAGGTACAGCTCCTTGAAGACTTCCGGCGGCAGCTTGCTCTTGGCGTCCGCTATCTCGTCCGCGGAAAGGATGCCGGCCGCAACCGCGTCCGCCGCTATGAGCTTGGAGTATTTCATCCCAGGCTCCCCGGCCTCCGCTTTCCGGCAAAGGGCGAAAAACCAGTTTCGCCTCCCCTTCACGTTCCCGATCATCCTGATCGGTCCCCGCGTGGCCGTCAGCGTTGTGCGGATGGCATACCAAGATGCCTCTCGAACCCTCGACGCCTCGTCGATAACGCAAGCATACACGTCCTCCCCGTACAGGGAGTCTGGATCATCCGCGCTCTTGAACCAAATGACCGCCTTGTTCGGAAGGGTGATGGTCAGGTTGCTCTTGTTTGTTATCCGGTAGGCCAGGGGAATCCCAGCGCTCATCCTTCGAAACGCTATGTCTGCCTGGGGGAAGATTGGGGCCACCCACCAGAAATTCCGGTTGGGCTTGGATTTCATGGCCTGCTCCGCAAGCCAGCAAATCCCCGAGACGGTCTTGCCGGATTTGGTCGATGCCTCTATGCATCCAAACCGCTCCTCGTGGAACATAGCCTCCAGCTGCTTGGGATACAACCAGGGGCGTCTGTAAGTGATGTTCTTACCCGCCTGCTGTTGGTTCATCCGAGGTCACCCGGTCCAACAGAATCGTGAACGTGGCCGGACCCTCTCCGCCCTCTCCAGAGAATACCACCGGGGCCTTCCCCCAGGCTCGGTTGAGCAAAACCTCCGCGGCCTTCACCTTCGATTGATCCCGGGCTGATGGGTCGCTTAATATCCGCTTGAGTTCACGGATGCACAAAGGCGTCAGCTTGCGGGCCTCCATGGTCACGTCGTTCAGGCCTTTAGGCCGTCCGCCGGGATTTCCTGATATGCCTTTGACGAACATTGAGGGTTTTTGTTTTCAGCGACTCGCTAGGCTGGTTTTCTTGTTAAACGGATACCCCTCCACGATGCCTCCTGTCAAGATTCCTTTGTGTGGTTTCGGTTTAGATAAGCTATGAGGGCCTTCCGGTCATAGAATACCAAGGAGGGCACGGTTTGCTTCGGATCTAGGTAAACATCTATCGAGCCTGAGTCCTCGTTTCCCCTTTTCATTTCGGCCGCCGTGCGCTCTTGAACCGATTGTGATACATCCGGACGGCAGACTATTCCGACTATCGGTTTAACATTAAATCCGCGCAGTTTCTCGCATAGGTAAATGAGGGACTTCCAGTCGATTTCTGTAACCGCCAAGGGTTGTGTGTTCATCTGTCTCTCCACTCCTTGCCAGATATGGTTATCGTTTTGGCTTAATCCCGAAGATGTTCTTTCCGTCTAGATGGTCCGTTTCGTGTTGGAAGATCCGGGCATTCAGGCCGCGCATTTCCCGCTCGATTTGATTTCCGTTCACGTCCGTGTACCGGACCGTGATGCGCTCCGCCCGCTCCACGCTCCTGGTTCTTCCGGGGAAGCTGAGGCAGCCCTCTATCCCGTCCTTGTATTTGTCTGCTTGGATTATGGAGGGGTTGATGACCACGGTTAGGTGCTCTGGGCGCAGTCCATAGATGAAGAAGCGTAGAGGTATTCCTACTTGGGGGGCAGCTAGACCTATCCCGCGGGCGTGGTTGGGGGCGCGCATTAGGGCCTTCATGGGTTCGATGTCTGGCAAGATGCCGTCGATTTCCTTCACGGCTGCGCATACCTCCCAGAGAAGGTACCAGTCTGGATCTGTTGGGGCGAGGATCTTCATCCTTATCGTTTAACACTTCCGGCTACCAGCCTGCGGGTGCGGCGGCGATGGTGAGGAGGGGTGTCATACAACCTCCCTTAATGTTCGGGCGGTTAGGTCGAACGCCTTTGGGTTTGTGGCGATCAGTTCTCCGTAAAGGTCAATGACCTCGGGCGCGAACCGGGCACCTATGGCGCGCAATCCGGCCACGTCGGAATGAGTGCAAAACAGCGCCACATCGCCGCGAATGTCCCCATAAAACTCGTCGGCAGCGCCAAACAAAAAAGAGACGTTCTTCGGCTTCTTTTCCAGCAAGACATTGGCGAATACCCAGGACCACATTGGGTTTGCCTCGATGCAGTAAACCCTCTTGGCAATCAGCCCAAGGTGCATCGCCAAGAGTCCGATACCGCCGCCTATCTCGACGACGGTTTTCCCGGCAACGCGCTCAGCAAGGTATTCAGCGACCAAGTTGGCGCGTTCATCGTCATAAACGGTAAGCACCGCAGCAGAGTCAATGCCGTGCCGCTGTGAATAAGCCTCTACTTGTGGCGCACCGTCCATTGCTTCATACACTTTGTTGAGAATTGCGTTCATGGCTTGCCCCTCCCGGCGAGTCCGAGGCTGCGCAGGACGGCGCGGCCAATTGAAGTTTTCGTTTGCGGCGTAAGTTCTACTCCAATGCAACGCGGGTGCGCACAAAGGGCGTTGATGACCTGCTCCACCATCCGTTCCACAGATTCGCGGTCGGTCGGCAGCACGGCTTCCCTTGCCACTCGCCAAACATGGCCCTGACTCAGAACCTCTCCCCGCGAGCGCCCCACGGCGACAATGCAATCCTTGTCGTCGTGGCCGATCCAGAGTCGTCTCGCCTTAATCGCCTTCACGTTGCCCTTTCTCCCGGCTCGACGGCGTGGGACTTTCCCGCCGCTCCGAGGAGGGCGAGTAGCACTTCCTCTATCTTTGCGAATTGTTCCAGCGATTCAGGACTAAGCTTGTCGCCCCAAACCATCGTCCACGACTTCGCCAATAGCAGCAGGTCGGTCACCTTCTCCAGCACGCCGCGGTCGATCACGGCGAGGTTGGAATAGGATGCGGAGGTGATCACGTTGGGCGGTTTGGCCCACGGCTTACCCTCGGCTGTTTCGAGAGCAATAAATTCATCCGTGGTCTTGCGAATGTCCACGTGATCCTTTTCGCCCCCCAATTCTTCCTGTGCCGTTTGTCGCCGTTGCAAGAAATCCCAACGGTTTTTGTCCTCCCTCAGCGCCACCACCTCCGCCTTCCCCGCGTCCCGCTCGCCCTGCGCCTTTTCTAGTTCGGCGCGGAGGGTGGCGGTGTGCTTGTCGAGCACTTCGTTGATTATCTTCATGCGCTCGTCGATGTCCTTAGACACCATCGTCATAATGCGACCCTTAAAGAGCCGTTGAAAAATAGCCGTGGCGGGATCGCTGTAGGGTTCAGCCGCATCCCTCGCGGCGGGTGGGGTTTCGTTGCTCATGGTTGAAATGCCTCCTCGGAAAAAGGATGTGGTGCGCTGTCCATCTCCTCAGAAATGGCATCGGACGCTTCGCCTCGGGTCATGTCGGCATCGTATGGGATGTGTAATTCGTCCATCAATGACTCCTGCCTGTCAGTATGCGGAAGTGACCGCCAACGGTCATTCTTTGGTTTCATATCTTGCTCCCTTTCTCGCCGCGTTGGGCGGCGTCTTTTAGCTGGTGGTCAAGAAGCTGCCGATAGTTGTCACAAAATCTTTCATCTCTTTGGTTGTGACGGTCATGCCAGTATTTTTCATCAAAGAGTTCAACGATGCACCCATTTGTCCAATGGCGTAGGCTGACATGCCTGTGAGCCTCCAGCCAATCCAACCTCTCGCTGTCCTTCCGCGCCTCCGCAAGCTGCGCGGTGAGGGAGGTGATGTGCTGGCGAAGATCGGCGGTATCCTTGCCGTTAAGGACGCGTTCCTCGCGCATCAGCGTGTCAATCTCCTCAAGTCTTGCCGCCGCTAGCGGCTGTGGGTCGGGGGTCATGGGTTCTTGTTTCACGGTAAGGCTTGTTTCTTGGAATCCCTTTCTTGTTCCCGCTTTTTGGCGTCCGCTATTATCTTCGCTAGTTTTTCGTCCGCCTCTCGGTCTTCCCGTTTCATATCTTCAGCGGTAACTGCGGCGGTCATTTGGGTGCGAACCATTTGTTCTACTCCGACGGCCTCCTCCTGGGGTGAATATGAGAATCTTGTGACCATCGATCCATAAGGCCCCTCCGGGTCATGGAGCCAACGCTGTTCGCATTCGATCCGTAGGGCGTCTATCTCCTCGACGGTATAAGCTCTCTGGTGTGCCTGAACCGCGGCTTTCAGCGCATCCGGGAAGGCGATCTGCACCATCTTCCAGAAAGCGACTCCTGCTTCATCGGGCTTCGCTCCGTCCTGGTACGTCACCGATCCGTCCTTCAAGGAAATCTGGACTGAGCCCCTTCCGCAGGCGAAGACCAGGTTAAGGTCCTGTGTTAAGGATGAGGAAATTATGCCCGTTCCATCCGTAGTTATCTGTAGGTCTGTTGGGCCCGCGGGCGTCTTGCCAGTCTGGGCCGCAAGAGCGATAGCGGTTAGTGGAAAGAGAAGGGATATGATTTTCATTTGCGCGATAAGTTAGCTAGCTTGAACCCGATTCTGTGGCCTAACCTGGAGACGGCCAGGATAACGGCGATTGCTCCAGACAGAAGTTCGGCTGTCTCCGCGTCGTCCGGGATAGATACGACCGTGGGCATCGTCTTGCGGCAAATCTCCGGCGTGGATTGGGTCCAAGCATATGGTTCATCTATGCCCGGGCTGTAAAGGTATGAACCGGCCGGGCCGTAGGAAATCCAGCCATGTTCCGCCCCATCGGCGCTTTCTGCCTGTGGCTGGTAGTTCATTCCGCCGGGTGGCTGGATTTCATGAGCCGCGGTCGCTCCTTCTTCCCGTTCCAGGAATCCCGTGGGGCCATCGTCCGTTGGCTGGTCGTCCTGCGCTCCCGCCTCTACCGAGAAGGGTTCCACCTGGAGATCCGAAACTGTTATCTGGTCCCATCCGTCCGCTGCTACCTCCGGGGAGATGGAAGGCGTCCCCGTCGTCGTTCCGCTGGATCCATGAACCGCGGCGGGTTTCGCGGTCTGCTTCACGTGTGGCTTCTCCGGCGCGTGATAGGTTGGGTGGTATCGCAGGTGGTTGAAATAGAGCGAGCCGCCCAAGAGAAGAAGAATTACCAGCAGGATGATGATGCGCCTTCCGTTCATGTTCATGGGTGGAAATCTTCGGTCTATTTCGGAATAGGCTCCGCGCCCTTCCGCTCATCTGCAAGGCGCGTGCTGTGGGCGAAGGTGGGCCCGATGGCGGCCGTGCTTTTAAGCACCGTTTCTCGCAGGGTTTCCGGGGCAGACGCGAACACTTGAGCCGTTTCTTTGGTCCTCTTGCGGTCTGCGCCCCACATCACCAAGACGTTCGCCTCGCTCATTCCGTTCTCCTTGGCGTCGGTCTGGATTTGCTCCAGCAGTTCCGCGGGGAGCCTGAAGGCCCGGAAGATCCGCGCTTTCCCGGTCTTCGGCCTGCCTAGCTTCTTTTTTTCTGGTTCGCTCATGGCCCCCAGCTAGAACATATCGTTTAATACTGTCAAACGCAAATTAGAGAATATGTGTAACCTTATTCAAACTCCTGCCGCCTTTTCGCCATCTCGCAAAGTTCCTGGTTGGTGTAGCCTCCGATCGCAACCTCTCCGTGGGGCCCCACCGTGACCGGTGGCGACGTGACGTTGGGAAGTCGAATTTTAAAGTCCTCCGCGTGCTCCCCGTTGGCGTCCGTCACCACCCGGCCTATGGAAAGGATCTGGCCCTTCGGACGGTGTTCCCAGCGGTCCAGCATGACGGCCTCGATCCGCTTCTGGGCATCATCGTAGGCCTTCCGGCGTTTCGCCTCCTGAATCCTGGCCCGTCTCATGTACAACTTGTCGTGCCCGTAGAAGAACAGGAGCGCGAAGGAGGCTAGGACTATGCCGGCCACAGCCGCGGCCAGGATGAGTTGAACCCAGTGGCTCATTATTTGGGCATTTTAGGCTGGTTTTGGTCTGAGTAAAGGACGTTTGGGGTCAGAACAGACCGAGTTGTTCCGCCGGAGGTTGTTTGCAGGCTGTTTTAGGCCCCTTGCTGGCTCGTTCACGCAAAGTGGAGGGCGGAGATACCCTTTCCGGCTCCCAGGCCTTGGATGGGCTGAAATCCGGCTTTTCGCTAGATCCGCTTGGGTCCGGACTGTTCGGGTCTGCTCTCCGTGCGTTCTGCCATCCCGTTCGGTATTTCCTGCCGTGCTCACTCTCCGTGTCGTTGTACAGGCGGTCGTCCCTCTTTCCGGCCGAGTAGTCTGCCGCGCCCTTGGCCGCGTAGTCGTACTGGATCTCGTTCACGTTTCTATGGGGATGTCCAGTTCCCAATATGAGCGGTGCCAAAGGTTGACGGTTTTGCAACCCTGACATCTTACCGGGATCATCCAGAACCTTTGGGCTTTACGAGCCATAAAGCCTATCTGTGGGCCTCGCGGGAAGTTAAGCCTGTTAATGGTTGTTCCCCGCAGGCGCGTCCCGACCGGGATTTCATCTGGAAGCTCAGTGGTTCTCATGCTACCACCTCCGTCTCACATGGATGCCATACCTTGCGCTCTCGGTCTGACCATTCTTCATTGTTCAGCTTTGCCCATGGCACTAGCGGGTAATTCCCGATGCTCATTCCTGCTGGCATTAAGCCTGTGATGCGAAACGTGTCAGGATAACCCCTTATCCGTAACCATTCCGCCTCCACTGGCACGTCCTCGGGCTTCTCCCATGGACGGGTTTCTTTAGGACGACAGGTGGGGGCGATCCGGTAAATATATTTCTCCCAATTGAGCCCCCCGTGACAAATCTGCTCCCACTTATAGCTGTTCGGGAAGCCCGTGCGTTCAGCCCGCTCGATTTGTGCTACGCCCGTGTAGCTGCCAAGGATTTCTATGGCTGCTGCGTATTCCCATGTGGCTTGATAGGAAAATACATTCACGTGGAGCAGTGCGTGCTTGTTAAGAATTTCTGAAATCGTCATTTGAATTATGGGTTCAAGTCGTACAGGTTTCTGACCCTCTGGCTGCTGTCTGGAATCTTCCCCTGCCGAATGAGCCTGGAGCCTTGGGAGAAGCCGAACCTCCAGCAGGTGGCCGTGTTCTCTGGGGTTATGGGAAGGTTCCGCTCCGTCAGCTTCAGGATCAGCCACGCGACGTGCTCTCGGGCCACCTTCTCCGCGTAGGAGCGGAACTGCGGCTCCGCTGACAGCTCGAATGGAACCCCGCGGGCGTGCTGGTTCCAGGTTGCGCGCTTGAACTGCCAGATGGTCCGCTCCCCCTTCGCCCCGATCTTCTTCCAGTCATTCTCCGATTCCACCTGGGCAATGGCGTCCAAGAACTTGGGGACCCAGAGCGGGGTGACTCGGAAGACTATCGCTGGAGGGGTTGGGATCATTTGTGGAAGCAGCCGGAGATGAAGCTGATCAGGATCAGGATGAGAACCCAGTCCAGCTTGTTGTCCAGGTCGCGCAGCTTCCTTTTAATATCATCGTCCATAGGTGTAGGGCCCACGCGGGCCGCGTTTCTTGTCTCCCCGGTCCTTCCGGGTCAGCTTGTAGACAGTGGCGCAGCTCCATCCAGTGGTCTCCGCGATCTGCTGAACGGTCTGCCCGGCGTGGAATAGATTCAACACCCGGCTTTTTTGCAGGGGCGTTATGGCCGGGTGTCCGCATTCGTCCCTCTGAAGGCCCCCTCCTCCGACTTTCATGAGCCTGAGGCATCCTCTTTCGATCATTTCGAGGAAGCCGCCGATCTCGTTCCCGTTTCGGCAGGTGGACCGGCAGGAGACGTATTGCCCGCTCATTTCAAGCCCTCCTCGTTCCAAAGGGGGATTCCGGCGTTGCAAGCGAAGTCCGCTATCGCGTCAAGCTCCGTATCTCCAGATCCGATCTCCCTTTCATTATAGCAGGCTGAGTCCGGGTTGTCCTTCTTGATGCGGCACACCCAAGCCGGTATCGCTTCCCCGGTTTCCGGAGATTCCACCCCGGGTCCACCTCCACGCACCTTCTCGGTTTCGACGTTGTGGCGCTTCATCCACTCCAAGCGCGGGGAATTGACGCTGACGCTCTCGACTGGGAAAAGTTCATCCATTGGAGCGAAGTCTCCTTTTGCGTGTTTCTCTACGTCCGTCACGTCCAGCGTGAATGGGGAGTCCTGCCGCGCAGTCCTCAGTCTGGCCAGGACCACTTGGCATGAATAGATGGAGCTATTGTGGTCCGCGAACCCGAAGGCCCTTGAAAGCTCCGGGTGGCTGGCTCCGCTCATCTTCCGGGAGACGTAGATAGCCACGTGCCGGGCCCACGCGATTCTCGGATACCGGCGCTTGCCCTCCAGCTCCGCCATGGTCACCCGCATGACGGCGCAGGCCGCTTCTTTCGCCGCCCTTATGATGGCTGCCTTTGTGTGTGTTTTCTTCATAGTCCTTCCCTTTCCTTGAACGCCAGAGCCCGTCCCACAGCCTCCCTCGCCGCAGCCCTGTTCTCCGGCTTGTTGTAGAATCAGTTCACCCCGGACGGGTGGGAGAGTATCACGTATGTGGCCGCGCTTAGGCTACCGATTCTGAAAGGGACCCATTTCAGTCCGAAGCACCTCGTCACGTTGCGGCCCAGCAGGACGACGAGGTCGCCCGGCCTCACCCGCGCTCGCAGGCTCTTGGCCTGTTCCATTCCTTCCTGTATGTCGAAGGCGTCGCCCTTCCCCGCCTTCCCGGGAAACCGGGCGTTCATGTTCTCCCGGCGGCACATCAGGAACCGTTCGAATCTGATTCCAAGGATTTTGCAGAGCCTCCGGCCGGCGACTCCGGACAGAGGACCGAGATCCAGCGGGGGCGGAGCGCCTGGGATCTCCGTCTGTTCCGAACGCTTCGGGTGGCCCGGGGCTTGTCCGACGAATATGATCATGGCGCGGCCTCCTTCTTCGGCATCAGCTTCTGGTCGCGGAAAACGCTGTAATCGACGTGATGCTGCCAGCGGTTCCACTTCCGCGTTATCCGGACGATGTCTGGGTGCTGGTCCCGTAGAGATTCCGCCATCTTCAGGCGTCCGTCCCCTGCGTACAGCTCATCCGTGTTCCCACCTTTCATGGACATGGTTGGCATCTTCTTGGCCAATATCGCGTTGAATAGTGCCGTGCAAAGGCCTGATTTCAAGACTCGGATAGATAGGTCGGTGTCCTCATTGTATCGGCCGCGCCAGCGGAAGGGTAGATCGTTCCGGATCAGGATGCATGAGTACACCCGCGTGTTTAAAACGAACGGCGGCTGCTGGGCCCTGCGGTCCGCGAAGAACTCGTAATTCATCCCGGAAATGGCCAGGTTCTCGTAACGGTCCGAGAACTCCTCCACGGGCGTGAACGGGTTGAAGTCTATGACCTTAACCTTCAGGTTGTTGTTCAGGCGATAGAATCCGTCGATGTTGTCGTCCAGGATCCAATGCCTGAAGGCCCCGCGCTTCGCGGCGTCCTCCCAGACCCAATTGCGCGCCGGTATGGAGCCTTGCCCGAGATTTGAGAAAGGAAGCGTCAAAATGCTGGATGGGCCCGCCACGGTCTCGTAGGCCGCGGCTTCCTGGGGCTCCACCACTAACCAGAAGTCGATCCCGAGCTTCTGGAGCGCCCGAATGGTCAACGGAGTCTCCCAGCGGCCTTTGGAGATTATGTACACCGGATATTTGTTCCCTGGAACTTTCACCGGCGCGGCACCGCGAACGCTTTGGGATAGGTATTCCATGGGCGGGAACCAGATGGACTTGCGCCGGGCCGGATGCTCTCCGAGTAACGCCAGGAATGACTGCCTGTCCTCCTCGTTCCTGAATTGCACGTTTATCGAGTCGTATGGTTTCCGGTCCTTCTGCTCGAACTCCGGCATCCCGTCCCATTCCTTCTTCCAGTCCGGCGGGACTTCCAGAAGCGTCATCTGTCCTGGGTTATCGGGCAGGCGCGGCTCTGGTTGGGTGCGTGTTTCTTCGGTCACGTGCGTTCCTTTACTCTCCCGCAGACCGGGTAGATGATCGTGAAGAAATTGCGCCCGGCGTGACACCTGACCACGATCTCTTTGTGTCCGCGCTGAAGCGGAAGGTCCCCAATGACCGTGATCCTCTCCTTTCCTTCATACCCCACCTTGCGCCCCGGCCTAAGCTTCGCGGTTCGGTTTCCAACAACCTTCTGTGTTTCCGCGTCCAGAAGGGTCTCGAAATAGCCGTGTTTTTCGAACTCTAGCATGCCTTTGCCTCCAGAACGAAACCGAACTCCGCCTGCGGCTTCCGCGGGTCTTCTCTCAGAGACACCGTTCTAACGATCCGCCCTGTTATTGGGTCGCGCTTGTTTCCCGTCTTCTCCACCACGCCCCGCTCGATCAGCTCCGTGATCCTGGGTCGGACGGCGTTCATGTCCTTGAACTCCAGGGCCAGCATTATCTCCCGGTCAGTTAAGTCCCGTGCGTAGCGAAGCGACTGGAGCACCTTCAGCTCCCGCTCCCCGAAAAGCCCCTCCTGCCCTTGGTAATAGGCGAGCAGGCTATTATCTACGACGTGCTTTTTCATGGCGCGTCAGGCTATCTTCTTCCCGAGCTTATTGCACTCGTGGAGAACTGTTCCCTTACGGAATGCGATTTTATGGGGGTGTTGCCCATTGGGCCAAAGATAAAGGTCCGACACATTCACCTCGATTGCGACATACCTATCCCCGCGCAAGGATCGGAACTCATCGCAGAAGTATGGCCTGGAACACGCGTGGAATTTACCGGGTCCGCATTCATCATCCTTTGGAGACCATGCCTTATGTTCTAGGGTGGATCCCACCGCCCATAGCGTCTCATTGGTCTGGCCCTCCTGAGTCTTGAAGTCCGCACTGACCCGCTTGAACAGGATGGCCTTTTTACCGTCCACTGACACGGCCTCGTTCTCGAACCACCCCTCTAGGCCCTCCGGGGCTACCGGCGTGATGGTCTGGCATTTCTTTCCGTGAGTCTTAACCTTGCACTTGGCTATCAGCCAAGCGACCGAGAAGGCAAAAAGCTCCAGTGAGCAGTAAGGGCTCTGGACGTGAACCCCTACGTTTCCCCGCGCCACGACGGAGGAGTTTCCCCACGCCTCGACGGAGGAGTTTTCCCGCGCCACGACGGAGGAGTTTTCCCGCGCCTCGACGGAGGAGTTTTCCCGCGCCACGACGGAGGAGTTTTCCCACGCCACGACGGAGGAGTTTCCCCACGCATCGACGGAGGAGTTTTCCCGCGCCACGACGGAGGAGTTTTCCCGCGCCACGACGGAGGAGTTTTCCCGCGCCACGACGGAGGAGTTTTCCCACGCCTTCTTAACTATGATTCGGTCGCCGGGAACGCCGCCGTAAATTTCGATCCTGGTGTACTCTTGGAATCCGTCCGGGAGGGCATCTAGCTCCGTCTGCGTTTTTATGGTAATGATGTTCATATTTTTAGGTTTATGGGTCTGTCTATGGTCCCAAGATAGGACTTTTTCTCAGGGATTGTGGAGCACTTTTTCTCAGGGTTTCTTAACTGTTTAACAGTTAATATCTAGAGCCCTAAGATTGTTTCGTATAGTCAGCTCTATTTCCGTGCGCTCCTCCGAGAAGTGCGCAACTCGGACCTGCTCTGTTTGGAGCCTGATGCTCCAAAGCTCGTCCCCAGGTATAAGGCCAGCGTGTCGTAGGCCGTCGATGAGATCCTTACAACTTCCGGCAAAATTATCGATGTCGAGCGGCTGGACGCGGAATCCGATAAAGCGGACAAGAGGGCGAGCATCGCCTTGCGCTTTTCCTTTTGCCAGACGGCCCAGTGTTGCCGGCGCGTGCGGTTTAGGCTTGGGGTCCGGTACTTCACGATCAGGTGTATGGTCATTGGTGTCTTTCCGGCCGTAGCCTAGCTGCTCCGCTGCCTCCTCTTGCGCCTTCCGTCCCAGCTTGGAGATTTGATCCAGCGTGAAGCGCGGAGAGCGTCCCATCAGAAGTCCTCCAGGAATCCGTTTGCGCGGGCCCAGGCTTTGTTGTCTTCGATTCGTCGGTGGTTCTTCGAGCAGACGGCGAGCCACTTGGTTTCATCGTTTAACCGCGCTCCGCGGCGCTTGTCTTTATGGTGAACCTGAGTCGAGCGCGGGGCATTGAATACGTTGACTAAGCGGTTTGTTGTAGCCAATGGGAACGTCTCTTCATCGAGCCTATAATACCATCCAGCCTCGGGCCAAGATTCTTTCCATCCATTCTCTTTTAGCCAGACCTGGCAGATTTGATGGTCCTCAAGAAATCTCTTCGCTCGCGGACCATAGATCCGAAGCTGTCCGCGCCTCTTGTCGCTCACGCGCTTCATGGGCTTATGCTTCTTTTCCGGCAGAGCCTTCTGCCCCACATGTAGGAACTCCCGGACTTGCTGGATTGGGGTGCGCTCTTTTTTCTTAGGCAGCATGGTTTCCCGCGTTGAATGCACGGGCTTTCTCCTGTTTTATGACCGCGGCTATCACGTCGTCCGTGAACCTCCGCCGGGCCGCGATGATGTGAAAGCAGCGCAGGCTGTCTTCCGGTCCGTTCTGCCACGGCTTGAACTCTTTCGGCACCAGCCCCATCTCGTAGGCCTGCTCCCCGGTCAGCCCCTTCTTCAGAAGCGGCTCCATCCGCGTGGCGCAGTCCATGCAGCTGCAAACACCGTTTCCTCCATAGGCATCTATCTCGACCGTATGCGTGAATCCTTTTCGCTTCCGGCTGGGGACTTGGTAGCGAAGGTTGCCGGCCGGCCGGGGAACCGATACCGGCGTGCTGGGCTCAGGAGGTATCCAGGGGGCGCTCATGCCTTCTTCACCTCCACGTTCACCTTACCTCCGGCTATGGACGCGCAGGCCCTCCAGATGGTGCCGATTGCCTGCACGTTCGAAAGCGCGTCCGGCTCCTTGGTTGCCACCAGCAGCTTGTAGTCCTCGTCGGTCCTGACCCAGACCTCGATCCTGTGGTGAACCGCCCCATCCGCAGTCGGTCCGCACCTGCGGGTTTCCACCCGGAATTGGGAGACTCCAAGCGCCTCCAGCGTGTCCTCCAGGATCTTGACCAGGCCCTCCGGGTCGAAATCCGGGTTCACCTTCTTGTCCGACCACGGGCGCTTGGGGCCCTCCCTTGGGTCGTCGAACGCGAGGACGTGGACCACGCCTGCGAAGTCTCCGAACCCCCGGACTAGGTGTTGCAGCGCCCGGACGTGCCGGCCTCCGCTACCGATCAGATATGGGCCCGCCACCGACGACGGGGTTGCCGTCCACTTCACGTATTCCCCGTTGTCCCTCATCCGAAGCTCCATTGGGTCCTCTTCCAGGGACAGGAGGCGGCAGAGGGTACGCAAAACGTGCTCGGTTGCTTCTTGGGTCTCGTTCATCAGAATGGTACTTCCTCATCCAGCCGGATCTCCTCCAGCCTTGCCGGGTCCAGGGTGGGTGTCAAGACGGGAGGCGGCTCGGGCGGTTCAGGAGGGCGGTCATCTATGACTTGCGCGCTAACGATTTTCTTCGGCGCTTCGGAGAATGGAGCGGTGAACCGCACCTGGGCTGGCTTTTCTTCCGGCATGGGCTGGGCCTTCCCTTTAAGCGCCTCGGCGAACTGCTCCTTCCTCTCCGGAGTCCAGTCTGCCGTCTTCCGGTCAAACAGGCGGGCGACGGCCCCCTCCCACGCCAGCTCCACCCGGCCCCAGTCCTGTGGGTTAGCTAGGAATTTTATGGCCTCCAGGGACTCTGCATGAACGCATCCAATTAACGAATATGTAGATTGGTCGTCACGCTTGCTGACGCTCCGGCATAGTCTCCAGAAGGGCGCTTCCAGAGAGTGAATGGAGGAGCACTCCGGGCAAGCCGGAAATATGAAGGTTGGCGTGCTCACGGCTTTTTACGAAGCGCGTAATCTCCGCACCGGAGCGACACGAAACGATTTTCGTCGCGGATCATCCGCGATGCCACCCGGTTGTCTATCCGCTCGGAAACCTCCGCCGCGGTCAGGTTGGTCGTCCAGACCGTCCAACGTCCAAGCCTGCTGGCCGCTAGCCGGTAAACCGCCTCGGCGATGAAGTCTGTTTTATCCCGGTCCGTCCCAAGGTCGTCGAAAACCAGGAGGAAATCCGGGGCATAAGACTCCGGCAGGTTATATTCCCCTTCACGCATCCTCGTTGCGAAGCGGGCCGCGTCTAGCCAGATGCAATATGGGCGTCGATCTTCATCCCTTAAAACCCCAGAAGCCCCCGGAGGAACCCAGAGAGAATGACGCCCGGGGTTGTGCTTTTTGGCCTCCTCGAATATCTGTTTTGCCAGCATCGTCTTTCCAGTCCCAGGAATCCCAGAGAATGTCAGCCAATAAGGAGGAAGGCCCGCGGCCATACTGGAGATGAAAAATGACGCCTGTTCCGCCGCCGTCTTTATATCCGGGTGATAGGCGTCTATCGTAGGGGCCCAATGCGTATCAGAGCTTATTAACGACGTGTTCATAGCTCTGACTTTGCTCAAAACCCCTGCTGTTGCCTTTCCTAGTGTTTGCATTTTGGATTCGTTTCCAAGTTTCTGGATCGTCATCATAGCTTGCCCGATTGAACCAGGTTGCCGGATATGGGATGAAAGTTCTGTCCTGCGCGGGCCATCTGCTAACGGCCTCTGCATATGCCATGGTCCTTTCGAGGAGTCTTTCGGCTGATACTGTGACCAGGGCCGTGTGTATGGCTTTCAGGGCGGAGGCTCTAGCAGTATGTCTGGGGTATGCTTCATAGATGGCGATCGGCTGTATATCTAGCTTCTGGCTTCTAGCTTCTGGCTTCTCCCCAGTTACATCATCGTTACCTAACAGTAACCCTTGCGTTTCCGGAGGCGTTTCATTTTCCGGACCCATTGGGGAGCCATGCCTTTCTCTATATCTAGCAACGCGTTTGCGCGTAAGCTCCCAATTTCTTCCCTCCCGTTTCATGCGCCGGCATACTATCGTTACGTCGTCGTTACTCTCCATCACCATGTCGCAAACCCTGGCCTTGCCTAGCTCCCGAATTATCCTTCCGGCGTCCTCTCCGGTGCAGCCCATTATCCGGGCCCACTGTTCCACGGAGCAGCTTAGTTGGCCGCGTGGCTCCGCCGAATGAAGCGCCCCCAATATCTCGATCCACCCCCCTTTAGCCACGAGCGTCAACATTTTCGTGTCTCGGCTCCAGTCATCGGGAAACCATTTAATCCAGGGCATTCTCACTTATGTTTTCGTTGCCCGCTCCCGCGCCCGTGAAAAGGTGAGCCCCGCCCTGAAGGGCAGGCAATCCACGGCCGGGAGACGGACAACGCCTCTTTTGGAGGAATCTTATTTCAGCGAGGTTTCGCATCGGGCTCACTCCGACATGCTGAGAAAGGAATAGGCGCGGGCCTATGTAAAGACATAATTTCAGTCCTTGTATGGGTCGAAGGTGTCCCTACCGGCCATTGCCACGCCGATTGGTTTCAGAATCTCCAGGATTCGAATAGTGCTGGAATGGGCGGCGAGAACGGAGTCGAGGCGCTTATAGGCCTGCGGGGATTCGTCTAGTCCTCCGCCGCGCAGCTCCACGTGGGCCCGGCCCACTACCCAGTCGTCCATCATTTCCTGGGTGATTTTCCCTTCCGAGATATGTACTTTCTCTCCGTTCTTCCAGCGGACCTTGCCGGCCGCTTCCGTCCGAGACATCGCGCGCCCGGCTCCGTGAACGGTGGAATAGAGGGATAGCTTGGCGTCGGGATGTTCTACGCCTTCTAGGATCACGGAGTTCTCGCCCATCGTCCCTCCGACAAACCCCTTCTGGCCGGGAAAGGCCGGGGTCGCTCCCTTGCGAACCACCCAAAGCCTCTCGCCGTCATGCGTCTCTTCCCAGGCGAAATTGTGATGGTTGTGAATCTCCGCTAAAACGCCCGCCCCGATTATCTGCGCCACCTTGGAGCAAACCCAATCTCGTCCAGCATAGGCGAAGCGGCCCGCCAGGTTCATGCAGGCCAGGTATTCCCGTCCGAGGTCCGTGTCCGTCTTCAGGACACACGGGTCCACGTTTATGCCGTCTTTGCCTCCAGCCGCTTTTATGTAATGGGTTGCCAGCTTATGGCCCAGTCCGCGGGACCCGAAGTGAACCCCGACCCAAATAAATCCGTTCGGGTCCTTGAATATGTCAACGTAATGATTCCCGGAGCCCACGGTGCCCAGCTGCTCCCGCGCCAGGTCCTTAAGAGAGGCAGCGGCTGGTATCTCCCAGGCTGGGTCGTCGAATAGCGGATGGTCGACCGTTTCCTTGTTCTTCCGTCCGACTCCGAAGCTGATGGTGTTCCAAACGTCATCCATTATCAGGGAAATTCTCGGCCATACGTCCGCGGCCATTGCATTAAGCATCACGGCCTTGTTCCCGCAGGCTATATCGTAGCCTACCCCCGACGGACTAATCGCCCCTTGGTACGCCACCACGCCGCCAACAGGCACCGCATAGCCCTGATGATGGTCCGCCATGAGCGCAACCCTGTAGGCAGTCTTCAGGCAGTTTCGCGCCTGGACCAGCGCGTTTTCCAGGGGCTCACCCCAGACCGGGATTCCGTCTATGATTTTCATGGTAGTAGGTTAATCGCACTGGTACTTTTCCATCAACCGGGCGACGACTTCCTTCTGCCTGTCTGTGAACTCCGTCCGGCGAAGGTTGCTCGTGATGAACTCGTATTCCCATTCTGTTAGGGCTGGCTCATCCTTCAGTTCATCCATTACCCGCCGGCACTGGTCGTTGTTCGGGAGGATCATATTAAGAAAAGCGCCGCAACCGCCGCGATGCCAAGCCCAGCAGCCACGCCCAACCAAAAGGAGTACCAGGAGAAACGCCTTGGAGGGTAAGGGGTGGAAACAAGCTCTAGGAAGTGGGAGGGGTGCATGGGGGAATTTCTTTCGAGACCGAAGGAATGTAGAGTATGGTCATGAGTTCAGCGATTTTCCGCGCCCCTAATTCGCTTTTTATTGCGAGAGCGCCATCTGCTTCTCCCCAGGAATAGGTAACGCAGTCGCTATCAAACTGGAGAGACTTTAGCCAGCGGCCTTTTAAATCGCAGATTCCGAAGCGGGGAATGTTCATTTGAACAGGAGCCACGCGGACCAAGCGGCGAAGGCCATGTAACCGACCGCTTTCGCCGCATCATCCCAAGAGTTCACCGGAGTCCTTTCTCGCGGATAGCGCCCCATCGCTAAAAGAGCCAAGACTGCGGCCAGGCCGAGCAAGTTAAGTATGAAGCAGGTCCAGAGAAAGGCGTTCATGTTTATGTTTAAGAGTTGTTGCCGGCCTGCCCCATTTTCCGCTTTATCATGACCCCCGCGGTTTCCCGAGTCGGACCGGCGCGACCCCGTACTGCCGCTGAAACTGTTCTTAGGAAGCTGCTCCTGGGTTGTAAAGAACTATTGGGCCTCGAACTGGCGGACCTTCCAGGACGGGAGGCTGACCGGACGCATGACGTCCGGCTCCCCGGGCCACATCCCCGTCTCGAAGCAGCGGGTCAGCGTGGAGAGATCCCGCATGATTTCCTTCCACCCGATCTCCATGGACTGGGTATCCGGGACGCGCAAGACCGCCTGGAACGGCTCATTCTTTTCCACCACGAGGAAGAGCATCTGAGGCTCCATCCTCTCTAGCCCAAGAACCTTGGCCATCACCGCTCGGTAGAAGGCCGCGCCCCGGTAGTAATCGAACTTGCTGAACTGCTGGTCGAAGTTCGCCAGGTGGTCGATGGTCTTCACGTTCACGTCCATGGGTGGACCGCCGCCCGGCGGCTTCTCCAGAAACCAGTCGGACCGGCATTGCAGCTTGTAGAAGGGCATCTGCGCCCTGAACGTCACCTCCGGCCGTCCCAGACTTGGGTTCAGAATCTCGCAGATTCCCGGCTTCTCCCGGATGGCCTCCACCATCCTCCAGGCCAGCTTGCAGTCGTCCTCAGTGACGATCTCCTTGCCGGAGTACTGCTTGACGAACTCGTCCCAGGCTGCGATCGCGGCTTTGGTTTTCCCCTCCGCTTCCCTTGGGAGAACGGCGAAGTTCGCTTTCGTCGCGTCTTCCCCCTCCAGGGCCAGCGAATGGAAATACCGACCGAAAGCCTTCGCCTTGCTGTCCGATTCGTCCTTTATGGATTTTGAGATGAATTTCTTGTAGAAGAGGAGTGGGTGCGGGTACAGGTAATAGAGATCGTGGACGCCGAAGGCGGTGCTGCGGTTATGGTACTCATCCATCGTCTCATCGAAGAGGACTCCGAGGCGGTCACTCATAGCGCGGCTCCTTTCGCATAGTAATTCTCCATGGTCTTCTTCATCTCCTCAGCGCTGATTCCCAGAGAGGCCGAGAACGCTCCTTCCAGGTAGATTCCAACGAGCAGGCGTCCTATGCCCTTCTTTTCCAGGGTCGCGTACCACGCCTGAAGCGACAGAAGTTCTTCCTTGGTCGGGGCGCTCATTTCGCGGCCCCCTCCCCGGCGCACGCTTCATCGAGGCTGTGCGTCACGTTCTTCGGTTCCTCAGGAATGTCCCGGATCTCCTCCACGGTGTAGATGCCCCGCATTATGTCCGGGCAGAGATCCCGGAAGGCGTAGGTTCGCGCCCGCATGAAAAGCATCCGGCCCGGGTTGGTTATCCAGGGCGTGTCCTCGCCGTTCGATCCGCGCTTCTGCCAGATCTTCGCCGTCTTCGCGTCGTCCACCGTGTAGGTTCGTATGATCGGGTCAGCCCTGTCCTTCCGCTTCACGGTGATCTTCCAGCCCCAGGAGTCCTTTCCCTTCTCTCCAATCTCCTCATCCTTGTAGGACTCGATGACTTTGGCGCAGACTCCGGGGACCGCATCACCCCAAAGGGACGGTCGGCCACGGACCACGTACACGGAGTTCAGGGCAGAGAGTGGCGGCAGGCCTAGCTCCATGCCGTACTGTATTGCCACCAGGACGGCCTCCGGCGTCTTGAACGCCGACGGAGCGAGTCCGGAAGTCATCACCGCCTTTGCGAATATGAGGGCCTGCTCGACGTTCGTGAGAACAACGCCCCGGCCCTCCATTTGCATCAGGGCGGACTTGCTTGGTGCCCCGGCCGCGGGCGCGGCTGCTGGAGCTGGTGCGGCAGACGGTTGCGTGGCCGCGTCTAATTCAGTTTGGGTTCCGTTCATGGGTTTATTTTAGGTTCAGGGTTATGCTCTAAAGTAAGGGACTTAGGCGGCTGTCTGTCTAGAGTGAAGAGCGGCCATTCTGCGCTTGGCCCGGTTGCCGCTGCCGTAGGCCTCCGCGCTTTGCATCGCCGCCTCGAAAGCCACCTTCACGGCCCAGGTCCTCGGCCAGAGTTGGTTCGCTAGGCCGTCTCGATAGGCCCGCAAGATCTCGCACAAAACCGGCTCTCGCTCCAGCTCATAGATGCGGTAGTCGTGGAGGATGGTTCCGAGTTCAAGGGAGGCAGGGAAGGTTCTCATGCAGTCCTCCCTTCGTTAGCCAAGACTTCCTTTCGCTGTTCTGGGGTCTTGGCATAGTCGGGAATAGCATTGAGGTAAACTACCCCATTTTCGTGATAGCAGCTTGGTACTCTCACCTTGCGGTAAGCCTCATGAATCCACATTGGGACGTTTGAATAGAGCTTGAATTTCGTAACCATCCTGGCAGTCGGCAGAGACCAGCAACGCTTCACACCGTAGGGGTTGTTGTCGTTGTAAAAGTTGTTGTAACAGCCGGAGCAATGGGAGCAGTCTTTCATGGGTCTTTCATTGGGTTCTTCGACCACGCAAGAAGCTCGGCGGCGATTAGCTCGGCGTCTTGTGCGCTTAATTGAATGTATCTCCAGGTTCCATCGCATTGCTGCGTAAGTTGGATGCATGCGCCACGCCCCGCACCCCCAAAGAAGCGCGTGAGGGATATAGGAGTAAAGGAGGTTTCAATGCGTTTTAGCTCGGTGCTCATGGCATCAGTCTCCCGTGAACTCTCGCTCCGCATACCAGCGCCCCAGTTCATCCCCGGCTGGAGTCCCAGGCTGCGGGAAGTTCTCCGGCTCCGGCGCTACCGAGAACTTGTGCATCACCTCTCCAAACTCCTCCCAGGATAGCCTCTTGATGGGTCCGGAGAAGATGTTTCGCGGCTTGATAGGCTGTCTATTCGCTGGCCACTCCACCGCGTCTAGTGCGGCGTCGGCGGGTATCGTGGTGCGGTTGTCGGGTGTGGGGATCATTTGTCGGCCTTTATTGATTGTTTCGACGCAAGCCGCGCCTGAATCCACGCCTCGCATTTGGTTTTAATTTCTTTTTTTGAGGCGGCGGAGGAGGCGTAGGCGGCGGCGGAGGAGGCGGCGGCGGAGGAGGCGGCGTCGGAGGCGTAGGCGGCGGCGGAGGAGGCGGCGGCGGAGGAGGCGGCGTCGGAGGCGTAGGCGGAGGCGTAGGCGGCGTCGGAGGCGGCGTCGGAGGCGTAGGCGGCGGCGGCGGCGTAGGCGGCGGCGGCGTCGGAGGCGTAGGCGGCGGAGGAGGCGTAGGCGGCGGCGGCGTCGGAGGCGT